TTTCACTGTTTTACAGGCAACCAGCAGGAGGCTAAAGAATTATTAGAGTATGATAATTTTGTGCTTGGTATTGGTGGCGTGTCAACATTCAAGAGCAGTCATTTGCGTGAAGACCTTCCTGCAGTAGTACCTCTGGAAAGAATCGTTTTAGAGACAGATAGTCCTTATATGGCACCTGTTCCATATCGTGGTAAGCGTAATGAAAGTGCCTTTGTAGTACAAGTCATGAAGACCTTGGCAACTGCTTATGGTGTCAGTGAAGAAGAGGTTGCAAAGGTGACTAATCAGAACGTAGAACGTGTTTTTGGCGTAAAAACGGGACAATTTTCATAAAGAAATATAAAAAGAATAGTTATTTATGGTATTTTGCCCGAAAAGCGATAATTTTGCAGTCCGAATTGCGATGCGATGTTTATCATGGTATTGTTAGATTCGGTATTCAATAGCGTCTTTGACGACAGATGAAGGAAAGGTGCTCGAGTGGCTGAAGAGGCACGCCTGGAAAGCGTGTATTCCCCTAAAGGGAATCGGGGGTTCGAATCCCCCTCTTTCCGCTTAAAACCATAGGTTTTACGGTGGTTCTCCGTTTTTGTTGATTGTTGCATTTTGGTGCGGTTTGTTGCTCTTTGTTGCAAAATGCGTGCAAAATGCGTGCAAATAATTTGGTTGGATTATGATTAATGTCCATTTCTATCTCGACACTCGTGCTGTCGCCAAGGGACAGGCTGCTCCCTTGAAGCTTGATTTCGGTCATAAGCGTTCCCATGCTCTTCTCTCGGTTGGCATCCGCCTCCTGCCTTCCCATTGGGATGCGAAGACTCAGCGGTGTGTCGGTGATTGCCCAAACAAGGAGCAAACGAACTGCTTCTTGCTCCAGCGTATGGCTCGTGTCTCCGAAATCCTCATGAAGCTGACCACTTCCGATGCTCTCCTTGGTCTTTCGGTTGTCGAGGTGAAGAATCGTGTCGCCTCGGAGCTGGCTCCAGATGTTGGTGTGGAGAATCGGCTGGTGTATCGTATGCGTGCCTATGCGTCCCTCTGCAAGTCCAAGCGGACGGCTGATATCTATCTCGTGACCGTGAAGAAGGTGTTGGCTTTCGATTCTCGTGCCGAGTCCCTCACCTTCGAGTCTGTGTCTAAGGATTGGCTCTCTCGGTTCGATTCCTGGCTTGCCTCCGATGAAGGTGGGTGTCCGTCTGTGAATGCTCGTTCCGTCCATCTTCGTAACATTCGGGCTGTCTTCAATGATGCCATCGACAATGGTATCACCTCCTGGTATCCGTTCCGCACCTTCAAGGTGAAGAATGAGGCGACCAAAAAGCGAGCCGTGTCCGTGGCGGTGCTGCGTTCCCTGTTCTCGTTCCCTGTCACCTGGCAGCGGCAGTATGTCGATGCCTTCAAGCTCTCTTTCTGTCTCATCGGCATTAATGTGGTTGACCTCCTTGCCCTGCGTGCCGACCAGCTGGTGGATGGTCGTTTGTCTTATCGTCGCTCCAAGACGGGGCGGCTCTATGATATCAAGGTGGAGCCAGAGGCTGCTGCCATCATCGAGAAGTATCACGGCTCTCTTGGTCGGCTTGTCTCCTGGGGCGAGAACCGAAAGGTCTATACCACCTTCACCTTTCAAATGTGCCGTGGCTTGAAGTCCATCGGTACCATGGTGAAGGAATGGCGAACCGATGATCTGGGTGTGTATCGGGAGGTGGATGTGTTCCGTCCTGCGTTCCCGATGCTATCTTCCTATGTCGCTCGTCACTCGTGGGCGACCATCGCAGCCTCGCTGGATGTCCCAAAGGACGTAATTGCCCACGCCCTTGGTCATGGTGGCTCGTCCGTCACCGATATCTATATCGATTTCGATATGCGCAAGGTGGACGAGGCTAATCGTCGGGTGCTCGACTGGGTGTTCTATGGCAAAAAATAAGGGAGAACCCTGTGGTGGATTCTCCCTCTTTTTATTTGCTCGTCTTGTCTTTCTGTGGTCTTCCTCGCTTGTGGCAGGCGGTCTCTGCGTCCTGTTGCTGTCGCTTCTCGTCCCACGCCTCTCGCATCTCCTGCAACAGCTCTCCCTCGTTCTTGCCTGTTTCCTTGGTGTTGGCTCGCAGTTGGTTCTGTTCCTTGTCCTTTCGGATGAGTCCGTTGATGTATCGGTTCTTATTGGGCTGCGCTCCCAGCCAATCCTCCAGCTCGGTGTCAATGGCTACCCCGATTCGCTTCTGGTTGCGTCCCTCGCCTCGCTTTCCGAATGCGTACTTTCCTGTTGGCTCTGTCATGGCTTCTTCCTCCTTAGTAATCTATCATTGCGATTTCATCGCAGTCTATGAATCGGTTTTGGTTTCCTTCGAGGACGATGATGTTCGTGTCGTCCTCGCTTTCTGCTTCCAAGAAGTAGTAGGAGTTCATTTGTGGGTTAAAGATGATTTCTTTTCCGCTTTTCATCGTTATTGTTACTTCTCTGATTTCATCGTTTCCCTCGAATGTGTCGATAATCTGTTGTACAAAAATTGCTTTCATGTTCTTTCTGTTTTATGTGTTAATAATGCTTGTTTGTTAAATCAATGTGCAGCCTGCTTCTTCGAGTTTCGCTGCGTCTCTTGGGCAAACTGCCCAGACCTTGTTTCCGACCTTGACCAGCCATGCGTGGTAAGCGATGGTGTGGAACAATTGGCGTGCCGTCTCTTCGTTGCTGAATATGTCTGGCTCCCATCTTAGCTTGACCTGCTTTCCGTTGATGTTGTATGTGTACATTGTTCTTGCCATGTCTGTTTGTCTTTGTGGCTGGATGGTTAGCCCAGCCGTTGCCTTCTTATCCTATCAAGAACTCGAAGTTCTTGTATCTTCCGTCCTTGGTTCTCATTCTTGCCAGCTCTACGGCTTGCTTGTAAGTGAACAATCCCTGCTTCTTGTTGCACTTGCCTGTCTTGATTTTGATGAAGGTGAAGTCCACCTTCTCTTCCTTCAGTCTTCCGTATGTGTATTCCCATTCCTTTTCGTGGATCTGGTCTGTTATGTACGTTCTTGCTTCAATCTGTTTCATGCCCTTGGTGTTTGTAGGGGAGTGGTTGGCTCCCCTGTTTTCTTCTTATTTTATGTTGCTCAGAATGAGTTCCTTGTCTTCCTCCGTCAGCTCCAGGTTGTTGTGGAGCTTGAAGCTTATGTATCTCTTCTCTCCGAGGATTGTCTTTGCGGTGTCCATCAGTTCCTCGTCGTTGTAGTATGCTGCCTTCCTAATGAGTGCCTCTGCCAAGGTCTCGTATCTCTCTCTGAGGTCTGACAGCTCTTCCTCTGTCTCTTGGAGTTCCTTGAGGTTTAGGCTTGCGCTTTTCTGTAGGTTCTCTGCCTTCTTCTTGTAGAGGTCTCGTTCTCCACAAATCACGTTGAACTGCTCCAGCTGGTGTTTGTTCTCCTTCGTCAAGACCACACGGTTCTGTCTCTCAAAATCGTATGCTTTCTGGATGCCTCCTTGCTTCTTCCATTCCTTCACCCACTCGTCCTTGTCGAGGTTGCTTGCGTTGTACTCTGGCTCGATTAGCATGTGGTAGCACTCTGCGCTAACCTTGAACTTTGCTCTGTCTTCAAATTCTTTCTGCATCATGATTTCTGTCTCCTATGTTTTGTGGGAGGCTTGCGCCTCCCTGGTTGTTGTTATGCTCTTGTTTGTTTCTTCATGCACTCCTTGACTGCGAACTGGTCTTTCAGCAGGCATTGTGTGCTTGCGTATGCTCCTGTGCCTATCGTTATGAAGTAATCAACCACTGCGTTCCATCTGCTTCGGAAAATCCCCGACCCTTTGACGTTTGCGATGAAGCTGTCCTCTGTGGCTTCGCTTACGAGTGCGTTGCTGTATTTTGTAATCTCTTCTCCTGTGTACTTGTTGATGATTGTAATCATTGTATTTTCTCCTATTTTGTGCCCCTTGGTTAAGGGGGCGTTTCCTTTTCTTTTCTGATGCAAAGGTAATCAATTTTTCGTAAAGTTGTATAACTTTATAGTTATTGTAAGTTACAGAAAATCAATTACTTAGCTAAAGAAAGTTATCAAAAAAAAAGACCCCTCCACGCCTTGGTGGAGAAGTCTTTCCTCACTTGCTTTTTCTTTCCTCACTTCTTTCCTCGCTTTCGGTATCGGTAAAGGATGGCGAGGGTCGCTGCTATACCTATTATTATACCTGCCGTCAGCCATCCTGCCCAGCTGGGTGTGGTCTCCGTCTTGGTGACTTCCTTGGTGTTGTCCTGCTGGTTCTTTGAATCAGTAGAGGAGTTCCTCGTCTTTTTGTTCTCGTTCCTCGTGGAGCTGCTCTTGGTTGTGTCTCTGACCGCTGCCGTTCCCTTCACCTTGGCTCCTGACTTCGCCTCAAGCGTGTGGTGTAGGACTCCGTCCTTCCACGATGCGGTGGACTTGTACAGGTCTGTCTCCAGCACCGATGTGGTGTCGTGGGTTGTTCGCTCCTTGCTGGCTGCTGGTATCTCCACCTCAACGGGTACCAGCCGCTGGGTTATCTTGGTGGTGTCATGGGTCTCGATGATGGTGGTGTCCTTCTCTCGCTCCACCTTTGTTGTCTCGCTGGTGTCGGTTGTCTCCGTCATCGCCTTTCTCTTTGTGGCGCATCCTGCCAGCAACATCGCTATGGTGATGATGAGCAGGATGCAGATGCTTGTCTTTCGTTCTCTTGTCATTGTCCTAATCCTCAAATGTTATGCTGTTGATTCTGTTGTACCATCCCACCTTGTGGGCTATCTGTCGTGGGTCGTTCTTGATGACCTTGTCGATGTACGCCTTCCTTGCACTCTTGATGGCATCGAAGAGCTGGCGTTGGTTCGGGTAGTTGTTCACGGCTGCGAGCGTCTGCTTGCCCACGATGCCGTCTGCTTTCACTCCGAGCAGTTGCTGGGGCTTGATGATTCCCCATTTGCCGCTTGCCCACAACCAGTCCACCAAAATCTCGGCTACCTTCTGGTTCTTGATCTGGTCAGCCTTCCATTTGTCCCAAAAGTTCTTTTTGAGAACCTTCGTGAAGTCTTCCTCGGTGATGAGCTTCACGTCATTCTCGTCTATCTTTCCGTCTCCGTTCTTGTCGTACCCTACGGTGCGCCAGGTGGCGATGGTGATTCCGTACTTGGTGGCTCCACCTCGGTCTATCTTGCTGTTTGTGTACTTTGCGCCTCCCTCCCATTTGAGGACGAAAGGCTCGAACTTCTTAACGTCTGCCATTGCTTATGTCTCCTCTTGCTTGTTTGAATTGTTGTTGTTTGTCTCGTTTCGTTCCCCGAATGCCTTTGTGATTCCTGCCGTTGCGAAAAGGGAACCTATCGCACCGATGACCGCTGCAATGCCCATCAAGTCCGTATGGATGGTGTTCGTTGTCAGCACCTCGTAGAGCAGGATGAAGCCGACCACCAAAAGCAGGAGGCATCCGATGATGGTGACGCTCACCAAGAAGAACGCCTTGCTGGATGCTCCGCTGTTGGTTTGTATCAGCTTCGCTAAATACTCGCTTGTCTTCATTGCAGGATTCCCTCCTGGTATTCTTTCTCGACTTGCTCCCTCTCCCTCGGTGGGTCTCGGTTGACGCATCCGTTGCGGACGCATCGGTTCCAGCTTGCCTCCTGGAGTTGTAGCCTCAGTTCCATGTTCTCGTCCTTCAGCTTGTTCTCCGTGGCTCGGTGCTGGTTCAGTATGTCGTAGAGGCTGTCTATCTTCTCGTCCTTCGCCTTCAGTTCGCTGTCCTTCTTCTCGCAGAGGTCTTTCCATCCGCTTGCGTATTGGGCGGTCGCCTTGGCTTCCTCTTGCGATGCCTTAGCTGCCTCGGTTCGCTTCTTGCTGTCGTAGAACATGAAGAATCCGAGAATAGTCACGAGTCCTGTGGCTATTGCTTGTAGGATGTCTGCGCTCATGGCTGTCCCTCCTGCTTGCCCATCTCTATCATCGACTTGATGCCGTCCATGACCGCTGGGCTGCAAAGCTCGGAGCAAACACCGATGAGCTGCACTTCCTTGTCATCATACTCTTCCTCTCCCTTGCTGTTGTAAATCTTCAAGGCGAGGGCGTGGCAGGCGATGCCTTGCCCCTGGGTGTAGATTGCGTCAGCAAACCCTTCCTTGATGTTCATAATTGTCGCCTTGGTTTTTGCGAGGTTGGCGAATACCTCGACATTCTCAAAGTTGATTTTCATTGTTTTATCCCCCATTTATGAAACTCCATAAGCTAACCAGATTCCTTCGCTCATCACTGCGTTTCCAGATACCAATTTCCAGCGTGGGTTGTAAACCATAATGACAGAGCCGTATGCTGTGAAGTAATCTGTATCAAAGTTGTTTATTGTATATTTTCGTCCATGCCAAAAGATGTAAGTTTCGTGTCGTCTTCCGTCCTTGTCGTAGCTGTACCCTGGCTTGACTCTGAATTGATAGGTTCCTACGCTTTCCATTGATAACATCACAAAGTGTCCCTCGTCGTACCACTGCATGTCTGGAAGTCTAAAGGTTACCCAATCTGTATGATTCTTGTCTGAAATGAAGCTTACGACATGCTCCGTCCTGCTCACTGAATAGTTATCACTGGTTGTGATGGTCGTTTTGAGCGCAAATCCTTCTATGTACCCTCCGAATATTGACAATGCAATGTTTCTGTCTGCGTTCTTTGCCGACAATATCATGGCGTAGTTCTGTCCCATGCTGTCGTATTTGAACCATTTGCTTTTGTTCTCGTTTTCAAATCTTGCCACGGCTCTTTGGCTGCCGCTTGAAGCAGGGAGGAGGTTTCCACCGATTCCTGCAAAGGCTCCAGCTTTGTCGTTTCTCAAGATGATGTATGCGTCATCGTCGAAGCTCTTCTCGTTGGTTAGTCCGTTACCGCTAATGGTGAATCCTCCGATTGTTCCGCTGTTGATGGATACGTTGTTGAAGATTCCGCTCGTTGCGTTTATCTTGCCAGTGATGCTTGCCTCCGTTGCCTCCAGCTGTCCTCCGTACTTTACCTTGAACTTGGATGCAGCAGCGGTCGCTCCACCTATCCATAATGGGTAGCCGTTGTTCTCATCCTCGACACCTCCGAAGCAGCCTTGCACCTGCTGCTTGCTGTTGGTGATCAGGATGCGGTTCGTCTGTGCGAATCGGAGGACTGCGTTCTTGGCTACGATGAGTGGTGTGTAGATTGGTCTCATCTGGTTCAGCTTGAGCCACTCGTTGCTGTCCGCTCCATTCGGTGCGTTTGCAGTGGTTGAGGTGTGGGTGACTCGGCATTGGTACATCGTGAAGTTTCCTGTGGTGTTGTCGGTGACCGTGACGATGTCGAGGTATCGGATTCCTCCTGTTAGGCTCTCGTCGTTGTGGTACTCGGTTCCTGCGCTCCATTCGCTGGTTCTCTCGATGAGTCCAGGGATTCCTCGGAGGTCATTGATGCCGTCGATGAATCCTGTTGCGAACATTCCGCTCTCCAGCTTCGGCATGCAAATCCACGCCTCTCGGTAGCCTTCCTCGTTGATGGCTGGCATTAATCTGAACAGGCAGTTCTGTTCCTCGGTGGTGAGGTTTTGATTCGTCTTGAATGTTACGCTGTGGCGAGTCCACTCGTCCGTCAGTTTCCATGTGTAGCCGAGGTCGCTTGGTGTGTTCACCTCGATTCCGTCCACAATCATCTTGGTGCTTGTGTCCACGGCTGTCGGGTAGATGTAGGTGACTAAGTCCACCGAGTCGGTTATCTCATACTGCAGGACGGTCACCTTGCCTGTCCTTGGCTCGGTGTTGGCGTATTGGTAGCTGGATATGCGGTATGCTCCTGTCTTCTTTGGTGTATAGGTCATGCTCATTGCAGTTACCGATATGCTCTTGGTAGCGCATGAGTTCGAATCGCTCCAATCGGTTGCGTAGATGAATGTTCGCAGTTCCTTGCCATTGGCTACGGCTGTGCTGTCACATTTGCCGATTACCTTAATGGTGTAAGTTCTGCCTGCTGTGAGGTAGAGTTCCTTGGTGGCGAATCCGTAGTTGCTGCTCGTCTCGTTTATGACGATTGGCTTTGTTCGCCCCTTTGCCCAAAAACTCAGCGTGTACCATTGTCCTGCTGCCAGCTTTTGAATGCCTCCTGCTGGGTGGTGTACCTTCTGGCGGAGCATCTCCTTGCAGGTGATGGTCGCTCCTGTCGCTTTGCATGTGTCGTGGTAGGAGTTTCGTCCGTCCTTCTTGTTGCTGGTGTCGATGCTGCCCAGATCCTGCGGTGCGGTCTTTCCGCTGAGTGCCAGGTATTGGCTCTTGATGTTCCACGCTGCCATGTTGTCTGCGTCCGTGAAGCTGGCGTTCTCCAGGATGTTGCCATTGTCTCCGCTGTGGTATGTGGTGACGAGTTCTGGTGTGGAGTAGGTGGTGCCGCTCTTGGTGTAGATGGTCTTCACGCATTTCCAAACGTATGGCTTTTGGTCGCTTGTCGTTGGAAAGGTGGTGCTCCATCCGCTCACCGAGCTGTATGAAGCCACGCTCTTCTTGTCGGTTGCTATGAAGTACGATGTCTGCGAGCTGATGCCGTTGCCATCGTCTCCTGGTTTTCCGTCCTTGCCTGGGTCTCCGTCCTTGCCAAAGTAGCTAACGCACAAAGGTGTGGTGTATGTGAATGTTCCGTTCTTCCATTCCATTCTGTTGCGTGTCCACAGCCATAGCTCCTTGGTTGGCGTGTAGGTCGTTCCCCATCCGCTCGTTGGCGCAGTGGTTGGGCTGCTGCCCACGGCATATTGCTCGGTGATGGTTATGAAGTCCTTGCTCGCACCGAGGCATTGCTTGCCTGTGTACTTGCTCGTTCCGTCCGTGAGGTCAATCTTGGTGCAGCTCCATACGTAGGTGTTCTCCTTCATTGCAAGCTGGGTGAATGTGGTTACCCATCCTGCGGTGTCCGATGGCTCGCTGGTGTTGCTTGCCGAAAGGACAAAGACCACGTCAGCCGACTTGATTCCTGTTCCGTCCTTGCCTGGGTCTCCGTCCTTGCCGTCCGCTCCGTCCGAAGGAGCCCACCTGCAGGTGAACGCTCCCTTGAATATTCGTTTCTTCTGCATGGTGGGTCTCTTGTTTTAAGTGAATAAGTTGTCGATGATGGCGTGGGCGCAGTTGGCGCACAATGCTCGGTATTCCGAGAAGTCCTTGTAGTTGGCGAGGTCTTGGCTCTCTTCCTCGGTCAGTTCCACTCCGTCCACCTTCTTCAGCAATGCGTCGATGGTATTGAATGCCAGGGCGTGCTCTTCCTTCTGTGGGTATGCCGCCTCCACGAGCTGGCTCTTGATGTGGGCGTAGTCCATGATGCCGTCGGTCTGAATGACAAAGCCGCTGAATCCCTCGATGGTGGTCTTCTCTTCCTTGCCCTTAGCCTTGTCGGTGTCCTGGCTGGTGTTGTCGGTCTTCTCCTGGGTGTCCGCTGTGAAGTCCATGTAGGCGATGCGTGTCTTTCGGTCGTACACCTCTGGCTTCTGCTCCATGAACGTTCTTCTGATGTTTCCGTACTGCTGTTTCATTTTTCTGCCTCCTACTTTGTTTGGTTGTTAAACTTGGTGAGGTCTACGACCTCGTTGTTGTCGGTGTATATCAGCTTGCCATCTTCTGTCTTGGCGACAGGTCTCTTGTCAATCTCGAGAATCTTGACCTGGCTGAACTCGAAGTGCGAGCCACCTTTGTCGATGACCACTGCCTTGAATCTTGTTACTCTTGCCTGCTCGAACGCATCGATGAGCTGCTTCATACTCGGGCTGTTAACGATGAGTTTATTCTTGCCTCCGTAGAATTCTATCTCTAATGCGTATCGTCCCTTGCCGTATGATGTCTCAACGTCTCGCACCCAATCAACGACCTCTATCTCCTTGTTAAGGATAACGGCTGTCGTAATTTTCGGAGCGTCGATGATTCGCTTTCCGTTTTTGTCTTTCTTCTCGGGCATCTTGATGCCTAAGTCTGATAAATTTATTCCTGTTTCCATTTTAAATAATCTTTTGCAATGTCTGTTTCCCCATTTTATCATGCCCCATGCTGCTGCGTCTATCTCACGGAGTCTTCGCTTGTTCGTGACCTTCGTTCTTCTCTTGAGCCAGCTCACCTTGTCGCTCTTCCTCCAAAACATGTTACCTCCATCGTAGGAAACGAAACCGAGGAAATCCAAGCCCTCGCTTATCGGGCGAATCTTTGGCTCGTGTGCCTCGAATCCCAGATCCTTCAAGAATGCTATCGCTCTCTTCATCTTCCATTTCACCTCTCCCTTCGTCTTTCCGAATATGACGAAGTCATCGAGGTATCGGATGTAAAGGTGCGCCTTCGCAACCTCCTTCATGAACCTGTCGAATGTCATCAGCGAAATGTTGCCGCTGTCCTGGCTGGGTCTTATGCCCAGCGGTATGCCCTTTCCATCTGGGGCGAACCTCTCGAACGGCTCCATGTATGCGTCGATGAACTCCTTGTCCTTGATTAGGTGTTCCATGTTCCTTCTGAGCAGTTGGTGCTGGATGTTGGCGTAATAATGGCAAATATCGCCCTGTGCGTACCATAGGCATCCGCTCCCTTGCTCTCGCAGCCATCTTTTGACTTGAAGCGCAGCCGCTATCTGTCCGTAGCCAATCCTTGACGCATAAGTGTGCGAGATTAATGTGCGCTCTATTCTGTCGTGGCTTACTAAGACCAGGCTTTGGTGCTCGATGTGGTTCGGGTGGAAGTTGAGCTTGCTGATGTCTCGCTCCTTCTTTCCGTTCTTCAGCGTCATGTGCTTGTATTCGTCCGTGCGCATCTTCCTGTCATGGATGATGCCCTGGACTTCCACGAGGTCTCTGAGCCATTGCTTCCTGTGCTTCTTGACTCCGTAGTTCTTCTTGCGTCTGGTCGATACACTGTCGGCTTCCTTCAAGGTCTCCCATTGCCACATGTCATTATAAATGTATCCTTGTCTTTTCGGCATTTTCTTTCGTCTTTATCAAGTCGTTGCTCGTATCTGTTCTCGTTGGGCTTGCTTCTCTCTGTGCAGAGCTTTCAACTTCCGACCATCCTCGGTTCGGATTTACTAACACCACGGGCAGGACGCTGGGCGTTGCCTGCGCAAGTACGATTTGTTTCGGCTCATCACTGGCTGTACTTATGCACCAGCTGCCGAGGCTCAGAAAAGGCGGACACTTTCCCATGACGCAGTACTCATGTCCTTATTTGTTTTTCGTTTCCGTCTCCGAAAACGTAGAAGTAATTCGAGCCGAGATGTTCGCATTCGCATTCGACCAGGCGTTGTTCGAGTTCGCATAAGCGAGACCGCAATTCGCACCGTTGTTCGAGTTGCCGCCACCAATCCACAGCTGTCCTTTTCCTTTGCCTACCTCGCCACGAGCTTGGGCGAGGGGTTTCCTTATTCTGGGACATCATTGGCGGGTGGGGGATTCCCCCACGCCCCCTTTGAAGTTACCTTTTCTTGTTTGATTTTTTTGTTTGTTCTCTCGTTTTATTCCTTGCCTTAACTTGCAAGGAGTCTCTTCAGTTCGGCTGAGGTTACCTCCGTGAGGTCGCCATGAAAATCAAGCCGAGCCGAGAGGCCCGCAGTCGCAGTCGACCAGGCGAGGTTCGAGTACGCAGAAGCGAGACCGCAATGCGCACCGGCGTACGAGGAGCCGCCACCAAACCACAGCTGCCCACTTGCGTTGTACCAGTAGTGGTCTCCGTAGGTGATGCCTGTATGCTGCTTTGTAGGCACGTAGCTCATGTGCTGCGCTCCCTTGGTGGTGATAAGGGTAATGTCGGCATCGCTTGAACCTTCGGCTGCGAGTCTTGTCATCTTGGTATGCTTGACCGCTGCGAAGCTGTCCGCTGTCGGTGTTCCTGTAGGCAAGAAGTTTCCGTCCCATTGGTAAACATCGTTACCTACGCTGCAGAGGTGTCCGTCCATTTCCCAATATTGCCCATATGGGTTTTCCCATACTCCCACGTTCACGCTGTGGCAGGCGTAGTTGTCTGCGTCCTTGACCTCCACCTTTCCGTCGCTGTATCCAAGAGCGAGGCTGGCTCCTGTCTTGATGTTTTTCTGTCTTGCGAATCCGTCACCCAATGTTGAAGATGCGCTCTTCTCTGTTCCGTCCAATCCACATCCGAAAATCTTTGTACCATCGGATGCCGACAAGTTCTGAATGTCTCTGTATCCGTACTTGCCCAGCATGTACTGAATGAGGAAGTTGCGGAATGGCTCGCCTGCAAGTCCATGGTTCTTGCTTCGTGCTTGTGCGTAGTTGAAGAATTGGTTAATGTTGCTGCCTCCGCTTGGTACCACAAATGGTATGCTTCGCATCTGTCCGTTCTGAATCACGCATTTGAACATGCCTGCTGGTATGTTCTGCGTAAACCAGCCACCTGGCAGTGGCGTGAGCGATATGTGGTGTCGGATATGCTTCACTCCGCTGATGGTCACCTCTTGCAGGTAGTTCCAATAACCGCCTTCAAGCATTCCGAACCAGTCTGCGTTCTTGTATGCGTCCACCACGGCTCCGTTCTTGACGACTTGGTCTCCGTCCGCAGTGTATCGGTGGTCTGCTGGGTTGAGTTTCGTGAAGTGTCCGTCCTGCGTCATCAAGATAGCGCAAATCTTCGAGAGCCAAATCTGGCGCATGAGGCTGCTGCCTCCTGTCTCGCAGTATGCAGAACCCTTGCTTGCTGCGGTGTTCTCCTCGATGTAGAATGCATTCTCGTCCAGGAACTGCTGCTGGTTCTCCTCCATCATGGCTCTGAGGTTGTCGAGTGTGATGCGCTTAAGCGTTCCCCCTGCCATCACGAAGATGTAGTCTGAATTGTTCAGTGTCGTGGCGATTGTCGCCTGTGTAATCTTTTGATAACTCATATTTCTCTTTCTCCTTTTTATGCTAACGCTGCCGAAACCTCGACAGCCACGTCTGAATAATAACTCTTGTCGGTGTTGTTTGCGTCTGGCGTGCATTTCGCCATATCCGCTGTAAGCGTTACGTTCGCTCCTGTTCCGCTGTAGGTCTTTGCGTTGAGTGCGTTGTAAACGTCCCACGTCCATGTGGTGCTGCCTGTGTATGCTGTGCCGTTCTGTTTCAGCTTCAGTACAAACTTGGCGTTGCTGGTCTTGGATATCGCATCTGGGTTTGCTCCATCGGGTTCTGCGTCAATCGTCCACTCGTCGGCATCGTCAGTCACTCTCTGTGCGTCCACCGCCTTCACTGCCCAGGTGTCTCCTTCCTTGTGCAGGAGCTTTACGCTGAACACCGAGCTGCCATCTACATCGTCCCTCGTCACTTTCAGCGTCTTTCCGTTCTGTCCGTCTATGAGGACGAAATCCTTGTACCACTCCAGCTTCCAATTTGCGGCAAACTCGGAGTCTGAAATCGGCTTAACTCCGTAGAGGTAGGTTGCCGTGAGGGTGGTGCTTGTGGTTGTTGCGTTCAGCGTGCTGCAAGCCGTGGTGATGTTGATTGAGTAGCTGTCCGCTCCTGCCTGCTGGATGAGGATGTCTTCTGTTCCTGCTATGGTGTCCCTCACGTTATTGCTGATGTAGCTGACCTCGTATCCGATGATCTGGTTGGAGACGATGGTGGTGCTGGCGATATTGTCAATCACTCGAAGGTAGCAGAATCCGTCCGACTCCTTCTTTGCGAACTTTCCGTCTGTGGATAGGTTCCAGCCTGCGTAGTTCCCTGTCGTGGCTTGGCTTGCGTTGAATGCCAGCTGCGTACCTCGATATGTCCACTTGATGTCTGTTATCGTCACGGGGTTGCCGACTGCGCTCTTGATTCCTATCTTGAGTGCTGGCTGTTCGTAGATGCTTGTCTTCCAATCAACGGACAACCCTCCGTTTGTCGGGTCGATTGCCTGGAAGAGCGAGCCTCCGCTTTCCGTGCCGTTCTTGTCAAATTTCACGATGGTCTTTTCGACGTAGATTTGGTCGCCTGTTCTGATGAAGCGCACCGTGAACGCTCCCTTGATTTTGTTTGCCATTTCCTTATTCGTCCCATTTTTGAAGTTCAACCTTGAATTGCTCCAGGTCTTGGAGCTTGCCTCCGAGCAGCGTTGCCGCAGTCTCTGGGTTCTCGTCCACCTTCAGCAATTCGTTCTCGTTCACTGCCATCTTCGAGCCTGTGTTGTTCGTTCGATGGTGCTTGGCTTTCAGCCCCTTGGCTTCTGCCTTCTCTGTCTCGACTATTGCGTATCTCATCCTAAATGATATAAATGTTTCCGTTCTCGTCGGTGAGGATGCTGCTCTCATCCTCGGTTGTCATGATTGCCGCCACGTCTCGTTCCTCGATGTCCATGCCCACGTCGAACCAGCAAAGGTTCTTCTCGTAGCCAATGCCGAGGGAGTCCACGCTGCACTCCATGCTCTGCCCTTCCTGTCTCTCGATTCTCTCAGCGTACTTGTAGCTCTTTGTTGCCGAGTCGTAGACCCTTGCCTGCGTCCACCATCTGATGCTGTAGTAGAGCTCTGGGTATTGGATGGGTTGTGAGCCTGTTGCAAAGATGCCGTAGTTGTAGTACCGCTGCTGTCCCTGCACGATGTCATTTCCTCTTGCCACGTCATGTTGGGTAAGTATGCTCATGTCTCTCAGCAAACTGATACCGCAGCTCGTTTTCACGTTGCCGCTTGTATCTACAAACTGAACCTCGAACTCCTGGCTCCACATGAATCGCAAGTCGAAGGCGATGTTCGGGAATGCTATGGACTTGATTTCTGGGTGCTGGAGCGTTCCTGCCGTGAGGGCGGTGTTCTTGCCTCGTTCCACAAGGCGCATTGTCAGTCCTGTTGGCAGGGTGGTGATGGTTGCGTCTCCTTGCGTGAGCGTCACGCTGACTTGGCGTTCGTAGCTCTTGCCGTTGATGAACTTGTCTCTCTGACCAGCCTTTTCGATACCCTCTGCGACCAGGTATTCATAAAGGAGTAACTCGTCCTTCAGTGGGTCGTAGGTGATTTGTTCGCAGTCCACGGAGCAGGCTATCTTGTTGCCTCCCTTATCCGTGGTAGTGAGTGCCATTCCGCTGGCTTCCACGTTGTAGTTGGTACCTGTTCTGAAATCGTTGAATTTTCCTGTGTAGGAAAGTGTCGCAACTTCTCCAGGGACGATGTTACGCATAATCTTCAAGCTGCCGTTGTCCTCGGTTGCGTCCTTGATTATATCGTAGTCGGTTCCCTGTTTCCAAACCTTGGCGATTGGCGTTCCGTTCACAAACCACTCGTGCTGGTCGCTCGCCAGGTTGTGGTTGTTGATTCCCGATGTATAGATGCCGTCGGGGTCATTGACCGTTGTCTGCGGTCTGATGATTGTCGGGGTAATCCCTCGGTCTGGCTCGAACTGGTTCAGAGCGGTGTTGGCGGTTTGTGCCGTTGGCGAGTCAGCAGTGATGCAGACCAACTCGCATGTTATCGCCAATGGCGAGAAGTCGAGTCTCGTGTGCTTTCGCTCCGATTGGAATGTCCTTTTCTTTGTTGCCATTCTCGTTCTCCTATTGCTTTAAAGTTAATATTCTATCGGCTCCGTTATCGGGGCTTCTTTTCCATCGTCTGCCGTGACGTAGAACAGAGTGCTGATACCGCTGTGGCTCTCGCTTATGTGGAGGTCTGCAAACGAAATCTGAAAAGACGAGCCGCAATTGGCGTGCTCTGGCTTTGCGTTCCAGACCGCATCCGATGCGGTGTCCCCTGTGTCTCGCTCCACCTTGAATGTGTATTCGCTGGTGTGGTCTTGCATGTATCCGTCCAGGATCTGGATTGTGACGGTCTCCGTCTCGTCCGCAGCCATCCGTCCGTCCAGGCTTTGGTCTATATACATTCGTCTTCCCATCTGCTCGAACTGCTGGATAGTTCCGCTCATGTATATGTTGTTGAGGTAGGCGGAGTATCCTTTCATGTTGAGTCCGAAAATGGAGAGGTTCGTCAGGTCTCCGAATTGGGCGGCTACCATTTCCTTGGTAAACTCCCAGTTATTCACGCCTGCAAGGTATCGCTCGTATGTCAGCGTGCTGTATCGGCTCTTCTGCCTTGTCTCGTCGCTGAAGTTGCCGTATGCGACAAAGTGCATCGCATCGTGTGGGTGATGCTGGCTCTGCCATGTGTCGCTCTTCGGTCTCAATGCGTAGCGTACCCTGCTGTTGTGCTGGGTGTCGATGATTTCCGTGATTCGGAAGTATGCGGTGTAGAACCCAGCGAACTTGAAGTTACCGATTCCATCGTCGTAGTCGTCGCTCTCGTTGTCCTCGATGTTCATTCCCTCATGCCATATTCCTTGACAAATGTCATCAACGGCAATCTTGCCTATCTCTCCGTCCTGTAGGTGGAGGACGATGGTTCCTGTTGTCAGCTCGTTCCCTTCGCTGTCGGTGTCGGGTATTACCTCCTTGATGATTCCACCGCCTGCTGCCCTCCATCGGTTTCCTATCTGAATTGTCACCCTGTTGCATCGGTATTCGGGTGTTTCGACGAACTCTCTAATTGTAAGGCTGTTCAGCTCTGCGTTTCCCATTCCGTCGATGTTGCCTCCTTTTCCGAATTGTCCGCTGATGAAGTCCCCGATTGTGATGCCCTTGCTGAATTGGATGAGTTGCCTTGCGGTGTCCTCGAAGACCTTGCTCAGCTTGGTGTCCATTCTCTTCTCCAAGAACTCCATCTTGTTTTGAAGCTCGGTTATCAGCTTATCGTATGCAGGTATGTTGCCTTGGGCGGTGGTGTTCTGCAGCTGGCTGTTGTAATAGACCACCTCGCTTACCGTGCTTGCCAGGCTTTCGCTGTTGCTGTATGCCTTGCTCTCACCGATGGTGTATGTGCCTTGCGTGATGTCTTCGATGTCAAGTTCCCAGCCGATGATGCGGCTATACCTTGCGTTGTTGTCTGTGTCGAAATATTCGGGGGCGACGAGTTTCACCTTGCTTCCGTATGTCAGTTCGATTTGCTTGCGCTTGAAGTCCACGGGGTTCGTGGTTCCCTCGTAGGTACCGCTGTCCACCTTCATCTTCTTCATGTCCTTCTCAGCCTCTGCCTTCAACTCCATTTCCGCTGCCTCCACCAATTCGTCATCAATGAAGGTAATGTCCATGTTGTACATGTAGAGCTTGTCCCCGACCGCTGGCTTCATGGTGTCGTTCGGCAGTTCCAGCGTGTAGGTGTCGTTCCTCGTAATCTCGAAGAGTTGCTTGTCATCCACGTCCGCATCAGGGTTGAAGTGTACCTCGAAGTCCATTCCGTTCAGCTTTCCGCTTTCGAAGTGGATGCTCAGTGGCTTGTTCTGTTCCTGCGTCTCGTATATGCTGTCGAAAACGAAGGGAGAGCCGTCTTGGAGCTTCGCCTTAAATCGGTAGGCAGTCCAATAGGTGACGTTGCCTGTGTCGGTGTCTGTTGTCTTGGCTGGTATTTCCGTCACCTCCGTTATGGTGAGCAGTGCCCTTGGATAGATATCCTCGTATGTCTTGACGATGTCCGTCACCTCGTCTGGGTCGAGGTTCGGGTCGCTGTCGATGTATGGTGTGCCTATAGGTAGCTGGAGGATGGTGTCTGCCACTCCTTGTATCGCCACGTCTGCCTGTCCGTCTATCGGCTCTGTGTAGAGCTTGTTGACGTATGCCATAGCGAGGTGGGCGAGTGTGACCTGCTGGCTTGTGCCTGCGAGTTGCTTCTTCTCGTCCGTTAGTCCGTAGCAGTCTCTTCCGTCGTTGATGTTCTTGTCTCCGTCAGCCACTATGCCGATGAACTCTATTCCTGTCTCAGTCTTGTCTGCCAGCGTGATGGTGGTGTTCTTGGTTATCGCCTTCTTCTGCAGTTGCAAGTCCTTGAACGAGAAAATCGGACGGAAGTCTCGCTCAACTCTGACCATGGTGGTCTTGCTTGCGTCCGTCTGACCTCCTGTCTCGTCCCCGATGATGAACTGCACGCCTGTTCCGTTTTGGAATCCGATTGCGTCCACAATTCTGTCCACCTCTATCTCGAAGACTGGGCTGTTCCAGGAGACGGTCTGTCCTGCGGCTGGGTTTGTGTAGCTTCCGCTCACCACCTTGAATGTGTATGTCTTCTCTGTGTACTTGCTGTAGCTGGTTATCTTGATGCGGTTCTTCTCGCTGTAGAATGTCTTCGGCTTGTTTGTCGTGAATCGCACCTTGGTGGAGTAGAGCTTGTGGAATCCGTCTATTGTGAATGGGTTCTTCAGCTTGCGTCTGTAGTTTTGGTTGAGGTTACGGCTGGAGCCGAAAGCGTAGAGCCTGGTTCCGTGCTGTTCGCTGTCCTCGCTTCGGCTCAGTCCGTTCAGCTCCTTGTGCTGCTCCAGCGTTATGATCTGGTCGCCTTGCTCGCATCTTCCGAAATGGATTTCATTCTTATCAATCCACCATTCTGTGTCGAAAGCCTCGGCTATCTTGTCAAGTGCCGAGAGGATGGCGGTGCTGTCGTAGTCTATGAGCTTTGCGTCGTTCCTCTTCTCCACGTCATCGTGGATGAATACGATGTACTCCTTGCCTCCGTAAGTGTAGCCAATCTTGGAGAGGTTGTCGGTGAGGATGCTGGCTTGTGCCTCCAGCGTGTCGGTGTTGCTCCACTTGGCTTGCATTCCGTTCACGCTGCCAATCCTAAAGAAGATGATGCGATTCTTGAACTTGTACCAGGGTCTGTCGAGGCGCAGTTCGTATTCGTAGCCTGCGTCCTTGCTCGATGCAGTTGGCTTTGGCAAGTCCACCACCTCGAAGCGACCGAGCCGCTCGATGTTGGTGTAGTACCCCTTGCGGAGCTCAAGGACGGAGGAGGTGGAGAAGTTCACACTGATGTACTCCTCCTCCTGCTTCTTCCATACGTAGGTGCTTCCGCTCCCGATGGGTATCGTGTATGCCTTGGCTTGTGCCCTGTTATAAATCTGTATCTTCATAATTGTCGGTATCCTCCTTGCCTCTGTTGGCTGGGTTCGGCTCGTTTAGCGATAGGCTGAATGTCGCCATTCCCTTGAAGTATGACTTGAATTGCTTGCAGTTCTTGTAATCGCATCGGTACACCACATCTGGCTCGAACTTGGTGCGTATGTTGATGCGTCTCTTCTTTAGCTCCTTCTTGAACGATATCAGCCTCTGCATCATTTCGTCTCGGCTCTGTGCGTAAAGCTGGACGAATAGGGTCATGTCCCTCTCGTCCACCTTTGGCTCTGATTCCTTGATGACCTGCTTTCCGTTCTCGGTGGTTGCCTTGTTGCTGACCGCATCCTTCAGTGGCTCTGGCTCAATGAGCGTGCAAAGCGAGGAGTCGCTTAGGCAAATGCCCCACATTCCGAATGCGTCTATGTCGTTGATGAATAATTCCCCGATTCTGTTCATTTGTCGCTTCTCCTATTATAGATGTTCGGTGTTCTTTCTTATCTTATCCAGCTTTTGGTTCATCGCTGGCAGCTCGCTGGTGTATCGCTCTATCTTCTCCAAGTGACCGACCGCCTGCACCTGCATCTCCATCATGTCATCCATGTTGGCTTTGATTGCAGATGCGCTCAGTGCGATGCTTGCGTTGTTCATCGCCTGCAGCTGGATGGCTTCCGAGATGGATGTAACGCCCATCTGTATGCTGGTGAGCCTTCCGTTCATTTCCTCGCCCTGGTCTTGCGTCATTCCACTGAGGCTTGCGCTGGAGCTGCTTTGGCTGTAGTCATCCCTTGGGTCAATCCCAGCCGCTGCGTACATATTGTCTCTCTGCTGCTCTCCCTTTCGATAGGTTTCCTCGTATTTCTTTTGCAAGGCGTTCTTCTCGGTTTGGTCGAGCGTGCCGTCAGCCATTGCGTCAGCGAATTGCTTGTACCAGTCCTGCATGTCCTGTGCGAGTGCCGTCTTGGTTATGTAGTTGAGGATTGCATCCTCCATGTACTCCTTGACCTGCTTGGTTGCGTCCTTTAATCCCTTTGTGGTGTCCTTCAGCAGTTCCTTTAACCCATCCTTTGCGCTGTCGAACGATAGGTTCGTGACCGCCTCGTTGTAGTCATTCTGCAAGTCGATGAGCTTCTTGTAGTACTCGATGTACTCGTCCATGTCGCTGGACACGTCCTTGTATCCTCCTGCGTTCTTGATTTTAGACCAGAGGTCTGTCGCCTCGTCAGCCACCTTCGCCATCTGCTCGCTGGTAAGGTTCCAGAAGTCATCGGCACCTCGGACGGTCACTCCTGTGATTTTGCTGACCCTCGCCCAATCGAATGCGCTCATAGAATCGTTGATTTTCTTGTTGGCGGAGTGATGTCCACCGATGCCTGCAAATCCGTTGCTGTATGCTCCTGCTGCCGCTTTCAGAATCTGTTGTTTGTTGGACTCTGCATCCTCCAGGTTCTTCTTCGCCCTTTGGTAGGTGTCGGTTGCTTCCTGTCCTGCCTTGTCCTTCATTATCTCGGTCAGCCTGTCCACTGCAGACTCCAGATCCTTGTTGGATTGGGTGAGGTCGTTTATCGTGTCTTCAACGCTGGTGTCGGTACCGAATAGCTTGCTTCCTGTGAGGCTTCGGAAAATTCCACCGACCGCTCCGAAAACAGAGGAGAAAATGTTGCCGATGAACTTGAAGAGTCCCTGCTTCTGTATCGCATCAAGCAATGAAAGAATGGCACCGATGATGCCTCCTATCTTCGAGCCAGCTTCTCCAAATACGTTTGCGACATTGCTTACGACACTGCCAAGTTCTGAAAGGCTCATCTCGCTGGTGCTTCCGAGCTGGGTTATTGCGTTGGAGAGGCTTATGATATTGTTTGTTGTCGTGTCGATAGACTTGTCTCGGTTCACCTTGGTGGTGTCCTTGTCCTTCTTGGCATCGTCAGCCTTCTTCTGAGCTTCATCCACTCGCTTCTTAGCCTTCTCCTTGGCTTCGTCGGATGCATCGCTGTCCTCGATGTCGCTGAACTCGGAGAGTGCGATGTTCAGTTCTTTCAAGGCATCGGTGTATCTTTGGCTCGCTTCCTCGTATGCCTTGCAGTTCTCTGCGAGGTTGCCGAATATGCCGCTTCCCTTGATGATTGCGTCATTGAGCTGTCCTATGGCGGTCTCCACGACCTTCTTGTTCTCTGGGGTGGCGTTCTTGTATTCTGTGCTTCCCTTGTAGGCGAGGAGCTTGTTTCGGGTGTCCTTTAGCTGCTGCGTTGTCTGCTTGTCGAGGTTGTTGAAGACCGAGTCCCAATCGATGGACTTCTTCAGTTCCTCAAGGTAAACGCTTTGTATGTTCTCTTCGAGGGCTTTCGTTGCCTGCTCTCGCTTGTGTTCGTAACGCTGGACGAGGTCTTTGTCTCCGAGCTTGGCTGCTTCGTCCCTCAGTTTTGTCAGCTGGGCGATATCGTCCGTGATTGCCTTTCGGGTCTTCTCTGCTTTCTCGTTCTCGTCATCGTATTTCTCGAGCAATGCCTTGATCAGGTCGTCCCTCTGTTGTGCGGTGTTGCTGTCGAGCGAGGTGCGCTTGGCTGTGATTCCAGCCTTTTCCTCGTCTGTCAGCTTTATGTTCTTCTGCTGCCCTGTGGCATAGAACCCTCGTTTCTCGTTCTTCGGGTCTGCCTCCCACAAGGTCTTTGCATGGTCTATCTTGGCTTGGAGCAATGCCTTCTCTTCCTTGTCGAGCGCATCCTGCTCCTTCTTGTAGTTGATGTCGAGCTGGGCGAGTTTCTTAGCCTCGCCTTCCTTCATCGCATCCACGATGGCTTGTGCCTGCAGTAGCTCGTTGTCGGTCTTCTGCTGGGTGCTCTGCTGCTCGTACTTGTAGTTTTCCTCTGCCTTCTTCTCGTCTGCCTTGGCTTGCTCCTTGGCGGCTTTCTCGGCTTCGGTTTGTTGCTTCTTGGCGGCTGATGTTCTCTGTTGGTGGGTGGAGACTTGTCGGGATGCCTTGTGTTCCTGCGCTTCTTTGATTAGGTCTTCTTGCGCCTTCCACTCCTTGGTTCCCTTCTTGTCATCTCCCATTTCGTCGAGTTTCGCCTGTGCGTCCTTGGCTTGCTTGTCCCAGTCGCTGGCGTTGTATGTCTTCTTGCTCTTGCCCCTGGCTGTCTTGATTCCCTGGGCGGTGGTGAGCATATTCAATATATCGCTTTGGCTGTAGGCGTAGTTTCCGAATCCCTTCATGTTGAACGTGACGTTCTTGCCTGTCGCCTTGCCTTTCTCCAGCTGCTTGATGAGGTTGTTCAGCTGGGTGTTGTTTAGATTCTTGAAGCCCTCTGCGAGCTTATTGGCTTGCTGGGTGGTGGCGGTCTTGCCTGCCGTTTTTCTTGCTCCTTTTGCTTTATCTTGATAATAGCTTATCATGTCTGTAATGCTCGCAGTCATTCGGCTTGACCATCCATTTTTCTTGTAGTAGTCCTCCTTGATTTTGTTAATCATTTCACGCTCCTTCTGTGAGAGTGTGTTAGTTGTGCCTCCCTGTCTTTGGTTCGAGAGTGCCCTACGGAGGTAATAAACGTATGATTCATTCTTGTCTGCCTCCTTGTTGAGGTCAGAGACGGTCTTCTTTCCATCCAACTCTGCGATTTCTCGCTTAAGCTGGACGATGTTCTTTAGGTGTCCCTCTTCGTCAATGTATTTTCTTATGATGGAAGGGTATCGCTGTATGAGGAGGTTCAGTGCCTTGCGTCTGTCATTGGTGGCTGTTCCGTCCTTCTGTGCGTTCTCGATGGCGGTTTCCGTCTCTTGGTTATATTCCTCCTGCTTCTGCTTAGCTTCTTGCATCTCGTTATTGAGGTCTCGTTGTGCTCTCTCGCTTGCGGTCAGTCCGTCTTGGCAGGCTACTAATGTTCCAATGAGCACTCCGAGTGCTGTGGCTGCTGCCACGTATGGGTTGGAGAGCATCGTTGCGTTGAGCAAGGCTTGTGCCTTCTGCGTGAGCAGGATTTGCGCCCTTGCTGCAATCATTGTGATGCTGTGTCCTTTCTCTGCCACGGTCGCCACCATGACCGCAGCCCTGTATGTTCCGTAGGTGGTGATTAAGCCCATGATGATTTGTCCCACCTGCTTGTAGTTGGCGATGAGCTTCTGCGCTGCGTCGATGCTGTCAACTATGAAGCCTTCCTGTGCCTCGCCTATGTCGTTGAGCATGTACTGCCATGCTCCCTCCAGGTTGGAGAGCGCACCCTTCATTGTCTTGCTCTGCTGCTCCAGCATTCCGTTGAACTGACCTCCCTCGCTGGCGGCTGCGTGGAACGCATCCTGCACCATCTTGGTGCTGATGGCTCCCTTGGACATCTCGTCCTTCAGCTCACCGATGCTCTTGCCTGTCTTCTCGCTGATAACCTGCAATGGGTTGAATCCTGCGTTAATCATCTGCAGCAAGTCCTGTCCCATCAGCTTGCCTGTTGCGCTCATCTGGGAGAAGGCGAGGGTGAGGCTCTTGAACTTCTCGCTGTCGCCCATGGAGATATCACCGATTGCCTTCAAGTGCTCCATGACCTCCTGCACTGGTATGTTGAAGGCGAGCATTGTCTGCGCTCCCTGTGCGAGGTCGTTCATAATCATCGGGGTGCGCAGCTCGTATTCCTTCAGTTGCTCGAATAGCTCGTTTCCCATCTGCTCGCCTGCGAGGTTCTTGAAGGAAACGTGCAGGCTCTCCATCTCGCTTCTGATGCTGATGACCTTGCTCTCGAACTCGGCTAACTTCTGAATGGAAAAGTACGCAGTAACGCCTGCGGCTATCTTCTTGAGGCTTGCGTCCATCTTCTCGGTCTCGGATTTGGTGGTGTCTCCCATCTCCTTGATTTTGTCGGTCGCTTCCTCCGTCTCGTGCCGTAGGCTCTCCGTGCTGACGCTGCCGAATGCAGAGTCTATTTTCTGTCCTATCTCGGTGGCAATCCTGCCGATGGATTGGAATTGCTGGACGACCTTCTCAGCGTCGCTCTGCAATTGTGAATCGTCTATGCCTATCGAGAATCCTTCTCTTCCGTTGTCGAAATCTGCCATTTTTTAAATGCTCCTTACGATGGTTTCTTCCTCATCGTCCTTGTCGTTGAAATTGTCGGGGTTGTTTGCGTCCTTGGACTCGTCCCATTCCTTGCCTCCTGCCTTGGTGTCCTCGTCATCGAATTGTGGGGTCGCTGCTGAGTAAAGGGTGAGGTTCGTCCAGCTGTAGTCGTATAGAACCTGTTCCGTTGTCACTCCGAGGTTCTTCGCCCAGCCTATGATGATTGCCCAGGGGCTGTCTGTTCCACTTCCTTGGTTCTCGCCAGCGTGTTTATTTCGGATAGGGAAGTGGTAAGCCCGAAAAAATCGCCCAGCTGCATCTCCATGAGTCGCTTGGTGATGGTCTCGTTCAGCGTTGCTGGCGTGATGTCCTCCATGATGCGCATGGCTACAAAGTCCAGCTCGCTCATGGTCTCCTGGTGCTTGGTGAATCGGAAACGTCGCCAGCTCCATTTCTTCGTCTCTGAAATCACGACCTGGTGGTTTTCTCTTATGCGCTTTGCTCCGAGCACCAATATGGCGGCAATGCGTCCGATGGCTTTGCAGTCCCTGGCGGTTCGGAGGGTCTCGAGGAAGATGCTCTTCGTCTCTTTGTTGATTAACGGCATCTTCGAGGTTTCCTCGCTCACCAGCATTATGGTCGCTGGTGTCGGTGCTGGTATCTCGTAGGTGCGTCCGTCTATCTCCAGGGAGGTTGTCTTGCGCTGGAGGATGGTATCGACCACCTGCTGCTCTAATGTTTTCTGTTCTTCCATGCGATTAAAGTGAAAGAGCAGGAGGGTGGCTCTGTCGCTTCCTCCTGCTCTTGGATGAAATTATGGGTTATTTCAAAGCCTCTTTGGTCGTGAAACGGGAGTACCAATAGTTGTTGTCAACTGCTGGGGTCTTCACCTCATGGGTGCTTTCGTCCACAACAGCTGGTGTCTCTGGTACGCCTGTTGTCTTGAAGATTGAAGCGGTGATCTTGATGGCGTTACCATTCTGCTCGTCCATCGCTGGTGCTACCTTGATGCGGCAGAGCGGAGCCTTGATGCCTCTCGCTCCCTTGTTGTGTGGGGTAATCTTAATCGATTTGTCTCCTGGCACAATGTGGGTCTTGACCTTCTGTTCGCCATCAGCGTCCTTGGCTGCAATGCCCAGCTTCTCGTAAAGCTCCGCAGTTGGCTCGATGACGGTAGTCTCCACCTCGAGTGTTCCTTCGAGGTCTTCCTGCGCCACGACTTCGCCTCCTGTTGCCTTCATCTGCAGCTGGTCGCCATCGTTGGACGTGAGGGTCGTTGTCTGGTCTTTGATGGTACCGACATTGAAGAGTGTAGTTGCGAATGCATCGTTCTCTCCTGTGTCGCCAATCTCGACCTTGCACTTGCCCCATGCCATGATGATTTTCTTTGAATCTGCCATGTGCTTGTTCTCCTTGTTTATGAAAATGTTGCTAATCTAAAATGAATCCCGATATTAACGAAGTGCTCGTTCCGCTCTGGTACCGCAATGGTAGCCGTTGCCTGGAACTTGTCGAAGATGTAGGCGGTGCAGGAATCATTAAGGGTCTGCAGCACCTGTTCGTCGATTGCCTCCAGCTCCATCAGTCTGGCTTTGTCGGGTACCAGGCTCGCTCCTCCGTTATTGATGTCGGGGACGTATATGTTGAGCCTAGCCCTGCCTTCCTGGATCTGTCCTGCTGTGGCATTTGAACATGTAAGGACTGCGTCTTCGGTCTTGGCTTCGATAGGTCGCAGCTCGCTGGGGTAGAATGTTCCATGTATCGTACTTCCCATCAGCTCCTCAAGTGCTGCGTACATCTCCAATTCGATTTGTGTCGTTCCTCTTGCCATAGTTAAGTATCCTTGAATAATCGGTTGAGCATCGCCTTGATTTTCCTCTGCGCCATCTGCTCGCTTGTGTCGAGAACGTCGAGGCTCATAGCTTCGACGTATTGGGCGTATGGCATTCCTGCCACCATGAGGAAAGCGATGCCTTTAGTTGGTTGCTTGCTTGCCAGATCATGAAGAAAAGCCACGCCTTGCTTGGCTCCCTCCGTTCCGTCTCCCTTGCCTCCAGCCACGGATTTCCATTCTCCCTCGTGTATAATATTGCCATTGTCGAGGATGCAGTAACCTATGGAGCTGCAAAGGTTTCCTGTCTGGTTCAAGTACTTGTGTCCGCTTCTCGCCTGGGTCAGGCATTCCTCACCGATGTAGAAAAGCTGGGCTATCAGTGCCTGTCTCCTTCGCTGTATCTCCTGATTCATTCTTTTGCGGATGTCGTTTGCCGTGAAGTTGGGTTTTATTGGCATGGTCTATTCTCCTCAGACGGTTATCTGCAATGCGTCCACTGCTTCGAGATAGGTGATGTCCTGCACCTCGAACTCTCCGAGGTCTGTGCCTCGGTTGTCGGTCAGCCTCACTCTTTTGGCGGTGAAGTCCTGCGGTTCGATTAATACCTTGGCTGCAAATTGTGTGAACTTGCCGTCCTGGTATGTGCCTTGATGGTCGCTCTTGTTCTTCGATATGTTGCAAGGTATAGCCTCGCTCTTGGTTTTGTCCACCTTCTGGGGGATGCCGTGAAGCATTCCCCCTTTGGTGGTGTTATCGATAGTAAAAAGAAAGCCATTTTGAATAATCATCAGAAATCCTCCCCGATGTAGCCGCATTGAACGTCGGTTCCTGCCTCGTCCTCTCCCAGCTCTGCGAGCAGGCTGTTCGATTTCTTGGCGAATCGTGAGCGTTCGTCCTCGCTGAACGTGTAGCTGATTCCACCTTGGGTGATGTTCGGTGCTTCGGCAAGGAAGGCGTAGGTCAGTGCCTTCGCTTTCTTGAACTCGTTGCTCGCTCTCGTTTCCTTGGTGATTTCTGCATCTGCGTCCAGCCCCGCCTCGTCGATGATGTTGTCAATCGTTGTGGCTGGTATGGGGTAGCTGCTCATTGCCTTGATTGCGTGTCTTGTCTTCATGCTGTCTCTCTGTTACGGGTTAGGCTGTCGCTGCCTCGCCATCTGCCCAGGTCTTGTTTGCCGTGTTGAGGAAAACAAGGGACTTGCGGTTGATGAGCGCAGGCTGCACGTATGCCTCTGCCAGCGTGGTCTCCGACTGAGGGTTCACCTCGCTGTATCGGGTGACCTTGAAGAAAGCTCCGTAAACCTGCAAAGCCGAGGTTTTCTGAACCATAGGGACGTTCTTGTAATAAGTCCATCCGAGCTGCTGGGTTGGCGAAAGTGTCACCACGTTCACGTTCCATGGCTTGATGGTCTCACGGCTTGCGTCCTTATGCTCGATGGTTACATAGGTGTCGAGGATGATGATGTGCGGATAGCCTCTCGATGGGTTCTCGTTGTAGGCGTTGATTTTCTCCAGCGTAATCATGTCGGCTGTAATCATCGATAGGTCGTTCACCTGTGGGTAGAGTCGCTTGGCGGTCTTCTTCTGTGCGATGAGCTGGTTGAACTTGGACTTCTCCATGAATGCATAGCGTGGCTTGGTGAGTCCCTGCTTTGCTATCATGTCTTGTGCGTTGGCGAGGTCGAGGAGTCCGTCTGCGTTCTCTTCGTCATCCCAGGTTACCGCCTCGATGGTTGTCTTGCCGTCCTTGCTCTTCTTGTTGGAGATTGATACTCCGATGAAGTTGGCTTTAGGAACATTGAAGTCGATGGTGTCCTGTGTCGCCATGTCGCCCTCAATCTTCGCTGGGAATGTCTGCACACCGCTGGATGCGATTCTCATGCAGTCCAGCTCCACCTTGTAGTCCATCGCCTTGCGGACAAAGGTCACGTCATCGTAAACCAAGTTAACGAGTTCCTGCTTCTCTTGCTGGTTCTCGGTTGCTGTGTTTGCGAGGGTCTGTGCGTCGAGGTATTCGTTAATCTCTACCTCGTCCTTGTCACGGCTGACTGCGTACTTGCTAAGTTTGCCGCTCCAGGTGCCGACCTTCTGGCGTGTCTTCTTTGGAGCCTTGGTGTTGAATGCGACTCTGTCCGCTGCCACAGGGATGCCCTCGTCTCCCTCCAAGCCCTTCAAGTCAAACTTTCGGGTGTACTTGAGTGGGAAGAGTGCAGCCCATGCGAGACCTGTTCCTGGTTGGAACTTGTTGACGGTCGCCTGCATTCCAGGTATGTCAATGTCAAATAATGGTGATTCCATTGATTCTTGTCTCCTTTTTTGTTAATGAATTAATCGAGCGTGATGCCCTTCATCAAATCCACGACCTCTGCTGCGACTGGAGCTGTCTCCTTGCGGAGGCTTGCGCCTCGAATCAGTCGAGCCTCGAAGTCGCCCTCTCCAGCCTTGACGAATGTGCCGAGGATGTATTCGGGCTTGTGGATTGGCGCAGCCGTTGCTGTGCTTCCGTCCGCTGCCTCGGCTGCTTGGAAGAGGACGGTGTCCTGGGCGATAGCCACGCCCAAGGTGACGGTCACCACGTCATAGTCCTGGCTGGTTTCGGTGTCCACCTTGGTGCAGGCGACACCCACCTTGCCATGGGCGATAACGTCTCCTTTCTTGATACCACTGCCTTTGGCTATCTTGATAGTGGTGTCAGCTGTCTTCACCTCTGTAATGAGGCGGTATCCCTTGATTGGGACAAAGAGTCCGCTTGCGTCCTGTCCCATTGCGAGACCCTTGTGCAAGTCGAACTCTGGGTTCTTGACGAGACCGCCTCCAGGCTTCTCCGTGACGATGGTCTCGAAGACGATAGGATCAGGTCGGTCTGCGTCCGTGTGCTTGAACATGCGGTTCATTGCTTTTTCCCTTTAAATGGTTAAACTTTGCTACTGCGCAGGAGGTGCTGGTGTCGCTGGTGCGCCCTGGGTGAGTCCGATGATGACTGGCGATGCTGCCTGCTGCTCTCTCACTGCCTCTGCGTTGAGGTATGCGGTAACGGCTGGGTCGGCTTGCTCGCCTGGCTTGCGTCGGGTACCACCGAGCGGTGGTGTGTTGGTTGCACCTGCTGCCTTCTCCGTCTTGATGTCATCCTCGATGAGCGGCTTCTGGCTGTCGAGCCATCCGTTGAAGTCCTCATCGTCCTTGAATGACATGCGGTCGTAGTTGCGCATGTAGCGTTCCTTCAATTTGTCGGATGCCCCTTCAAACAAAGCCTCGAACTGCTGCTTACGCTGATTGCCGAGCTTCTCGGACTTGAATCCGTTGAGCTCGTTGCGCAGCTGCTCGTTGTCTGCCTTAATCTCTTTGAGCATCTTCATCACCTCGCTGTCTTCCCCTCCTGTTGGCTGGTTTGTCGGGCTTGGTGTGGTCTTTGGTGCTGGTTCGTCGGTAGGCTTGCCGTCCTTCAACTTGTACTTTTTCTCGTAGTTGGTCACGGCTGTCTTCTGAGCCTCGTCAGCTCTTCGGTCGCCCTCGCTCTCCAGAATGGATTGGAAGGTCACCCCATCAACGACGGTTTTCACTTCCTCTTCCTTGGTTGTCGTCTCAGCCTTTTTCTTGGCTATCCGCTCTAAAATCTTGGCATCAACCCCAGGAAACTTGGTTTTGAGTGCCTTTAAAATCAATTCGAACATAAAATTATGCTTTGGTTATACAAATTTGTAACGCTGCAAAAATAGCTCTTTTTCTTAAAAGTGATTACAATATAATCATTTATTTAACGTAAATTAAAGCTAAATTCGCAAATTATAGGGATTTTCCCTTTGCAATCTCCGACTTTTTTCGTAAGTTTGCCGCAAAAAACTAAACTTTTATGAAAGTTTCAAAGACGATACGTAGCTTCGTTAGCGAGAACCTTGGTTCTGCTTATTCCGTCTCCTTTGTTGGGGAGAAGGAGGGGGAATCTTGCTATTGTGCAGCCGTTGCCAATAGCAAGACTGGCTTCCCTGTTGCTCTTGTCCTGTCTTCAAATGGGGAAATTACCGAGTTTAAAGGTTTTATCGCCCTTGATGTAATTTCAGCGTTTAAGGAAAATTGAAACGTATTTTAAATTAAGCAATTTGTCGCTGACCTTTATCGCTCCATCTTTCAAAATTGGGTCTTTCCTCATTTTTTCGCAAAGGTATTTAATGTCCTTTTCCTCAAATCCGCTTCCGTCGGAGTTGTCTTCCTGCGGCTCTATGTACTTAAGGCTTCCATCGTTGAATCGTTTAACGATTGTGCAATGTCCACCTCTTGGTTCCCAGCTAAGACCGACTTCGTATGTGCCTTCTTCTTTGCAAACGTCGTCGAAGTATTGGAGGTATCTTTGCTGCGTCATGTGTTTCCAGCTTGGGTGTGCTTTTAGGTAGTCCTTGAAGCTGGTTATGCTTACTGCTGACCCGTCTTTCTCTGTCCATGTCTCCAGCCAATTATCGCCCTTGCTGAGATAGTTGGATAAGTCTCCCAATGCCTTGGTGTTTCCCTTTGCATAAATATTGAAACCCCATTCTCTCAGAGCGTAGGCTGGAGCACAAGTTTGGCAGTTTATATCGTATGGCTCGTGCTTGGCTTTGTTGTATAATGGGTTTTTGCTTACATGAATCTTTGTCCCAGACAATACCCATTTTGAGTTTTTATCCACAATGTATTCGTTCACATGCAATGGGTTTGCGCTCTGTTTGTCAGCTTCCTCGTAGGTCATAGGTCTTCCCTTTTTGATTCCGAGTCTCTTTTCGATGTCCTTCATGTTGGCGATTTGTTCTTTGCTGAAGCTACCCCATACTTGGATGTCCCATTCGTTCTGTGTCTTCACGCCCTTCTCGAATTTAACAAACAATGCCTCGACCTCTTCCACAGATGCATTCTTGCCTATGGCATTGCGCAGGGCTATCTGTCTCTTTGCCAATGCAGGGAGTGCCTGTCCTTGGCTATAGGCGAGGGTCTTCATTAACTTATCGCATTTCTCGTCATAAAAGTCGAGTCTTCTTTCTGTCCATGCGTCTTGGATGTCTACCACCTGCTCCTTTGTTCTCGCTGCGTGTCTCTTGGCAGCGTTCTCAATGATGATATCGTGCTTCGTCTTTACTGGTTTCGTTTCTTGATCAGGAGTTTTGCCTTCCCATCGCAGCCCCTTGGTTGGGTCTCCGTCCTTGAAGTTGTCCTTGATGAAGTAGGGCATGGACTTGGCTTTGGCTATTCGGCTCTCGTTGTCCTTCATCCACTTGGTGAACTCGGTTGGCATCTGCTCGACCTTGCCAGTGAATTGCCAATCGCTCACGTCTTCGCCAGCAATGAGAGCCTTGATGTATGCGTCCATTTCCTCCTGCTTGGCGAGGATGGAAACTGCATAACATCTGCACCATGGATGCCATCCTGTGAACTTGAAGTCCTTTGGAAAGCGTTTTCCGTCGAATAGGTCGCAGATGTCCTCTGTCGGGTGGTTGTTGCTGATATGGATTTCGATACCGATAACAAAAGGGAGAGCCTGCCATCTGGTGTGGTCGGCTGTCCTGTATGCCATGTTGTTCTCGGTCGCTGTCATTCGGAGGGCGTTCTTGTAGCTGGAGCGGTAAACGCCACGCCCTGGATGATATGCGGCAGCAGCCTTGGAGAGGCGCAAGGCTCCGCTCTTGTCTCGCACCCTTCTGAACAGCTTGCTTGGCTCCTTAAGGTATTTGCGGATATCACGACTCAGCTCGGCTGCGCTCTTGCCTTCGCCCATTCCGAGTTCGAGGGCGAGTTCCATTTCATCCTTGAACTGCTGGGTGAGGTTCCAGACCCTCCTGCTGAGTCCCATACCTGCCTCCTTGCGGTCTATGAAGGCATTGAGTGCCTCCAGGTGTGGGTGCTTCCACGCCTGTATGGTCTGCTTTGGTAGCTTCGCCTTGCCGATGACCGATTCCACCATTGCGTCGTTCTTGGTGTTGGCGAGAGTCCAGCTTTCCTCGTCCCCATCCTCGATGTTCGTCTGTAGGCTGGAGTAGAGGTCTTGCATGAGTGCGTCCATCTCCCTCTTCAAGGCTGGGAAGTCCTCGAAGTAGAACTCTTTATCTTTGTCTGCGTCAAAAAGGGATGGCGCAGCCGCTTGCGTCATTCGCTTTACGGCTGCGTCGTATAGGTTGCTCACCTTCTTGGCTCTCTTGGCGAGGTTCTGCTTATGCTTCTCGTCGTATGTTGCAATGGTGATTCTTGTTGGCATTGTTCAATCCTTTACATAGTTGGTTCGTTGGAGAAGGCATCGGCTGCTGCGTTCTCCTCGTCTATGATTCTCTGCTCCTCCTCGTCCACCTCTTCCTCTGGCACGATGTTGATTTCTCGGATGGCTGTGCGTCTCGATACGATAGGCTTGCCTCCTGATGCGTCGCTCATGTCCTTGATTTGCTGGCTTCGGTCGTTGATTTGGAACGGAATTATTTTGTTCTCCACCATGAGGGTGTCGAAGGCTGTTGCGAGTTCGGGGAACATCTGCCTGCAGAATGCTCGTATCACGTTCACCTCCCTGTCGAAAAACTCCAGCCAATCGCCCGACTCGTCCGTGACCTTCATCTGGCAATCGATGAAGAGCATCTTGCGTGCCTCTCCGCTCATTGGTGTCGCCTTCATCTGCTCCATGCTCATGTCGGGGAGCTGGAGGCTGGTGTGGATGTTGCGTCTGAGTTCCTCGGTTTGGAGTTTCAAGGCATCGGTTGCCTGGTTCCACGTTGCGTACTCAGCCTTGTCTTTCTGTCCGTATCGGAGGACGTTGCGCCCTGCGTTGTCATCGACAGGCTCCTGCTTCTTGTTCTTCGGTGCGGTCACCTGCTGGCTGTCCGAGTAGATTACCCAGGTTGGTCGGCTGTTCTTGCGCAGGTAGTTGCCCTGTCTGCTGACCGTCCACTCCAGCTCGTAGCCGTTGTCGCTCTGGTCTTCCCATATCGGGAGGTCTCGGTGGATGTAGATGCCTGCAATCTTTCCGATGTTGATAGGCTCTGGCTCCATGTCTTCCTCCCATCCGTTGCCGTCCCTGCTGACCCAGCGGTAATGGAAGGCATCGGTGTAGGTGTCGAAGTAGGTGAGCTGCTCCATTCCCTTCTTTCGGCTGTATTGGACGCTGAGGGCTATCATGTCATCGTATTCATCGAAAAGTGGGTACAGGATGTCTCCGTCCATCGGGGAGAAGACCCTGCAGCGGAGCTTTAGCTTGCTCTTGTGCCCTGCGTAGATGGTGTCCTGCTCCTGGGCAAACCAAATCGTCACCATCTCGCAGCTTGCAAAGAGCTTGTGCGCTCGCTTTAGGTTCAGCGCATTGATTCGGTTGCGCTTGAAGATTGCCTCCATGATGTCCGCAGCCTGCTTCTCATCATCCGTCTTGGTGGTGTACTTTCTCTTCGTCGGGATTGTGAACATGAGTTCCTTCATTCGCTTCACCGCCTGCTTCTGTATGCTGTAGGTGATTCTGGTCATCTTCTCCACCTTGCCCTTGCGCACCTTGTCTCGGTAGTGGCGGTCGGTGTACACTGGGTGTTCCTTTGGCTCGTACTCCTTGCGCAATTTACCCCAAGGGATGACATCGAGGCTCTTCTGCTTCAAGTCGTCGATGATTTGCGCTGGCATTCTGTTCTGTCTGTCGATAATCTCTTTGATTTCTGGCATTGCTTGTTTCTCCTTATGCTTGGTGTTGTTAATAAATCTCATCCTCGATTTCTTCCTCTTCCTCGTCGGTGATCTGGGCGCAGGTAATAACTCCGAAACGCTCCACCACGCCTGTCGTGCAGTCGGGCGCATCGTCGTGCTCGTTTCCTCCCTCCTTGCGGTAGGACTTCATTGCGTTGTGGTAATGTGGGAACAATAGCTCCCATCCTGCTGGGAAGAATACCATGTTCATCACCTTCGAGCTGTTGATGAAGATTCGTGTCTGCTTGTTGGCGGTCTGGGCGAGGTCTATGAAGACCATTATCCAATTTCCGAGGGTGCGGACGAGCTTCTCCACGTTCCTTCTGAACCCTCGACCTCCGTTGTTGCTCTCTACCACGACCTCCTCGGTTTGGTTCTTCACCAGCATCCTCGCCACGGCAGGCTCCGTGAACTCCATGCTCTTGTTGGTGAATAGGATGTCGGTGACGTAGCATCCGCTCTCGTATTCGTCGTAGCAAATGGCGCAGAGCCAGTCGGCTCCTGTGTCCGCTGTGTCGATGTAGCACTTGCGCCTTGGCAGGTGCGCCTCTATCGGGAGGGTGTCGTATGTCTTGAAGTGGGAGTACATCAAACCCTCGATAGGTGTCGGGTTCTGCATGTACTGCGTCTCGAAGACAAAGGAGTTGGCGAGGCGTATCTTCTCCAATTCCTGCAGCGTGTGCTTGAACGCCCATAGTGGCATTCGGTTTCCTTCCTCGTCCGTGGTGATGCACGGAAGGCTGACCACCGTCCAATCGTCAGGCTCAATCTCTTGCAGGTAGCCGCATAGGTCGTGCTCGTGCAGTCTTTGCATGATGATGATGATTGGCGTGTTGCGGCTGTTCACTCGGTTTCGGATGGTGGTCTCGAATCGTCGGTTCACTCGCTCACGCACCACGTCGCTCAGTGCATCCTCTGGCTTTATCGGGTCATCGATGATGATGGCTCCTGCGAATCGGTAGGGGAGCGGATTTCCCTGCTCGTCCACTCTGTCCACCTCTCCTGCTCCGAAACCTGTAATCTGTCCGAGCGTGGAGGTTGCGTAAACTCCACCGCCTTGCTCTGTGTCCCATTGTGCCTTGGTGTCGCTTCCGTATTTCACTCTTGTCTCAAACATGCGCTGGTATGCCTCGCAGTTCACGATGTCCTTTATCGCTATGGAGTTGTCCACAGAGAGGTCGCTGGAGTAGGACAGGTGTATGAAGTTGGAGGCTGGGTTGATGGCGAGTCCCATCGCTATGAAGTTCTTCACCGCCAGCTCCGTCTTTCCGTAGCGTGGGGCGATGTTAATGATGAGCTTGTTGATTTCGCCCTTGAGCACCCTGTCGAGTGCGTCGCAGACGGTCTTGTGTTGATGCCCGACAATGAACCGCTTTCCTCCGTTCTCCTTGAAGAAGTACCTGGTGAAGTTGAGGGGATTCTGCAACACCCACATCTTTTGCAGTTCGGTGTCGTTCATCATCTCAGTATTCCTCCTCCAGCTTCCTCAAGTACTCGATTTGCTCCTCCCTGGTGAGTGGGCGACCTTGCTCTATCGGCTTGCCCCCTGTGGTGATGTCCACCTTCTGCTGCGGCTTTCCGTATTGTCTGTCCATGAGTCTGTCCATGGTGGTTGTCTTGCCGTTCTTCATGTCGATGATTGCAGCCATCGCCAATGTCTTAGCGTAAGCTGGGGTATCGTCTGCCTTCGCCAGCAGTTGGAGGTCTGCGAGTTCCAGGACGAGGATGCTCTTCTCGATGGTGTTTATCTCGTCGAGGGTCAGTGCCTCGCTCTTCTTCAGCTTGCTCTTTGGGAGCACCTGCTTCAAGAGTGCCTTGACCCTGTCCTTCTTCTTGCCCCTTGGGTTGCCGCTCTGCCCCTTCTGCCACTTGTGGCTCTCGATGTTGGCGAGCTGGCTTTCCGTCATTGTCTCTTTTCCTCTTGGCATGGCTTATCCCTCCTTCCTCGCTTTCGTCTTGGTCGCTGGCTTGCCTGCTGGCTGCTCTGGGTCGAGGATGTTGCGGATGAGTACCGCCTTCATTCCTGTCATTTCCTCCCATCGCTTGATGATTACGTCCACATAGATTGGCTCAAACTCCACCATTCGGCAGCACCTTCCGAGCTGCTCTGCTGCAATGAGCGTGGTTCCGCTGCCACCGAATATGTCGAGGACGATGTCCTTGCGCCTGCTGCTGTTGTTGATGAGCTTGCCAATGAGAGGCACGGGCTTCATCGTTGGGTGGTCTGGGTTCTTCTTAGGCTTGTCGCAGTCTATGACGCTGGTTGGTGTGTCTCCACCGAATATCTGCGTGAGGAGGTCTTTCATCTCTGCCTTGCTCAGTTTCTCGATGTCCAGCTTCTGCTCTATGACCGTGGTGAGGTTTCTCTTGTCCGTGAAGTAATGGGCGGCTCCGTCCTTCCATCCATAAAGGCACGGCTCATGCTTCCATTGGTAGTCCTGTCTTCCGAGGACGAGGCTGTTCTTGTTCCAGATCAAGCATTGGCGTGTCTCCCATCCGATGTTCTTCACGGCTGTACGGAAGTTGAAGCCTTGGCTGTCTGCGTGCCAAATGTAGAAGGCTGCGCCTGGCTTCATGCTGTCGCTTGCGTTCTGCAATGTGTCTGTGAGGAACGCTACGAAGTTCTCGTCTGCCATGTGGTCGTTGGCGATTTTCATCTTGCCCTTGGCTTGGTAGTCTACGTTGTATGGTGGGTCGGTTACGAGGAGGTCTGCCTGTTCCTCCCCCATTAGGGCATCGAGGTATTCGCCCTTGGTGCTGTCTCCGCAGATTAGGCGGTGGTTGCCGAGTCGGTAGAGGTCGCCTGTCCTGCTTGTTGCCTTCTTCGGGGTGTTCGCTGCCACGTCGTAGCCATCGTCCTTCGCCTCTTCCTCTTCCTCTGGCTCCTGGATATCGGGGATGTCAATGGCAGCAGCCTCTATCTCTTCGAGGTTCCAATCATTGAGGAGCGCATCGAAGTCGGTTTCTCCAAAGCTGGAGTTGTCCTTCAGCACGATGCGACGCATCTTGTCCATCGGGAAGTCGTGGGGCAGAATCTTGCACGGAGCCGTCTCGTACTTGAGCTTCGTGAGTGCCTGGTATCTCATGTTTCCTCCGATGATGACGTAGCCTCGCTCGTCCTGTGTGTCGTACACGATGAGTTCTCGCAAGTCCAGCATCTCTGGGTCGTCCTTGATTGACTGCACCAGCTTCTTGAACTTCGGGTCTCGTATTCTTCGTGGGTTCTTTGGCAGTCCCTCGACCTGTCCGTCATTTGGGTGGAGCATCGCCAGCTCCATCTCCTTTCGTTGTATTCCTTTCTGCATTTTCTGTGTCCTTGGTTATTAAGCAGCCAAGGCGAGCCCTTCGTGAAGGCTCGCCTCTCTTGCTTGGTTTGTTACGCTAAAATGGTGCAGCACCACCGCCTCCTGGCGAAAATGGCAGGACGCTGCTGGCTCTTCTTGAAGCCATGGTGCTGGAGTGGAGCTTTGAGCCTCCGCCTCCGTGTGATTCTGAACCGCTACTCATTGCTTGTTCTCCTTTTGCTTTTTGTTATTGAATACCATTCTCGTGAAGTAATCCCACGCCTTGCTGTTGCGTATCGGCTTGCGTATGGTGGCGTACTTGTCGAGAATCCTGTTGAAGTGCTCGTCGTAGAAATCATAAAGCTCTGGGTTCTCCTCCATGGTGAACTGCTCGATGTTTCCGCTGGAGCGGAGGTTGGCGGAGCCGTGGAGGACAATCTTGCGCCCACCTAATGTCTCGAAGTTCACGGTCTTGGTGTGGACTCCTGCCACCGCCAGCTGGAATCGGTCGCCAATGTCGAGCTGCTTGTAGATGTAGGGAATGAGGCTGCTTCGCTCGTTGCCCCAAAAGTAAACCGAGATTATGAGGTTCAGTTCCTCGATGTAGCCCTTCTCCATGAGAGTGTGGAGGCTGTCCACGTTGTTCTGGCTCATGGAGAGCGTGCTGATGGTCATCCTCTTGGCGCAGGCGTTCTGTGTCGTTAGGTATGCCTCGATGAAGTCCCCGAATATGAAGGAGCCGCTCACGAAGGCATCGAAACGCTCACCGAATCCAAGGCGTAGCTCCCTCGCCATCTTCTGTGCGTTGTCATAAAGCACGAAGTCTTCCCTCATCGGCACCACCTTTGGCAGGGTGTACCTCGTCTCCTCCGTCTCGTCCGATGGCAAGAACTCCATGAGGTCGAGGTCTATGTCGGGTAGCTCGAAGTTGCCGATGTCGCCCAGGAAGTCCTGCTCCTGTGTAATGGCTTCCTGTTCTGTGTTGTTGTATCTTCTTCTCATGTCGCAAAAATACGGCTTTCTGATTATATTGTAATCACTTTAAGTGAAAAATTAACATTTTTCAGCCTATTTCCTTGCAAAAAGCGACTTTTTCGCTGAAGGCTTCCCTCTGAGCGTGTCGCTGGTGATGCGCATCGGAAGCTCTGCGTAGTCCCAGGCGAGGAGGGCTGCGTCTCGCCCCTCTTGGTTGAGCCTGCCCAGCTTTTGTAAAGTTATTTCCTCGATTTCCTCCTTGGTTATCTTTCGGTCGGCTCCGTGCCAGCACTTAGGGAGCGGTCTTTTGAACTCGTAGGGGATGCCCCAGTGCTCCATCATCTGCCCGATGGTTCGGCTGACCTGCTCGTTGCGTCCCTGGTCAACTCCGAGACTGGCTATTCCTTGCTTACCCTGCCATCGCTTGATGTGGTAGTTGCCGTGGTTCATCCATCCTGCCTCGATGACGACCTTGAAGTCCCATTTGTCAATTTCTGCGAATTGGTGGTATTTTTCCTTGATGAAGTCGAGGAGACTGGGGAAGGCGAGCATCTGGACTTGGAGCTTGTGCGTGCTCATGTCGAGCATTGCGATGCCGTTTCTGTCGGTATCTGGGTCTATTCCGATGATTATTTGCTCTCTGTGGCTCATTTTCGTGCCTCCTGCTGCGTTTTTGTTTCGTTGCTTGGTGTTTCCTCGTTCGAGGTTGTTTTGTGGCTCTGTGTGGCTTCATTTTGGCTCACAGCATCGTTTTCCTCTGGCACGGCTATCTTCACCTCGTGAAGCAGCCACGCAATGTATATGATTCCAGCGAGGATGCAGGCTGTTGATATTGCTGCGTCCGTGAATGTAATCTGAATCGTCATTTTGCTTTTCTCCTTGTTGTCTCGTTCTTTTGTTCGTTACTTGGCTCTTGCTCGCTTATGCGTGCGCCTGCCTATGCGTGTATGTGCGTGTATGTGCGTAGTGTGTGGGTACACGCACACCCCCTCCCAAACCCTCCCCCTCATTTCGGAGGAGGTGGTGGAGGTATCGGCTAATGGTAGCCGTGCTTGGTGTTCGGGCGGCTCCTTATACGGTTCCAGCTCCATGGCTTTGCCTTTGGAGCCGTTCTTGGCAGAGGCTTCCTGCTGGCATGGAAGCGACGGAGCTTATTCTGTCGCTTCTCCTCCAGAATCTCCTGCTCTATGTAGGTTGTGCAGTAGTACTCTTCGTACTCCAGCTTTTCATGGCAGCAGTAATCTTGGATCCGTTCTTGAATGCATCCTCTGGTATCCACGAAAATACTTCGCTCTTCTGTTAGGATTCCGTTTCTCTCCAGCTTGGCTATGCTTTTTTCGATTCGCTCGGTTTCGATGCCTGTCGCTTCTGAAATACGGAGGATAGCCTGTTCCTGCTGTTCCTTGTCAGCTGTCACCTCGATTATGTGCTCTTTGTCTCTTCTTTCTTCCATTTCAGCTCCTGTCTTTTATCCGTGAGGTCATTGCATGGAGAGTTGCCGTTGAATATCGGCTTCCCTGTCTTGCCGCAGACCCAAGTATTTATACTCTCGTATGCGTGACCGCATCGGGCGCATTGCGTTCCCTGCGGTCTTTGTCCTGTTCCGCTCATCGTCTCGTTATTCCTCTGAGGTTGGTTTCCATGCGCTCGATGTCGTATCTGCTGTGTGGGTAGAGTGACTTGAGCTTCCACGCTCTGTTGTGGTATGGAGGCTTGTCTTGGCTCACTTCGATGTTGCATACCTTGCCTGTTCCCTTGTCAATGACTGCGAGGAGGTGGGCTTCTTTCGGACGCTGTGGCTTGACTTCCGTCTGCTTCAACCATTTCAAGTAATTTAAGTGTTCGTTCATTCTTTTGTCTCCTTGGGCTTCTTGCCCTTTTTCTTCGGTTTGATGTCTATCTCCACGAGCTCGTCTTGGTCGGATGGCTTCTGAATCGCCTTGAATGGTGTCATGTGGCAGGTCTCCTGGATTTGCATCACTTGCTCGTAAAGAATGAACATCTTGTCGGTGTTCTTGCGAGCCAGCTTGTTGGCTTGGATTGCAGCGAGTCCCTTCTTGGAGATGTCCTGCTTGATGATTTTGCTCGTCTCGTCCTCGTCCATCTCTGCGATGGCGTATAGTGTTCTCGCTTCTTCCTTTGGCTCTGGCTCCATGAACTGCTCCTGGATTCTGAGCACTCCCTTCTTCAAGCTGCCTATGATGTCTTCCATTATGGCTTTGCCTTCCAGCTTCTGCTCGTCCCCTGGCTTCCAAACCTTGGGGATTCCCTCCCATCGGGTGATGCGGTCATAGAGTGCGTCCACGTCCTGGGTGTAGGTTTCCTCGATTCCCTCGCTGTGGTTCTGCACCAGATCATGCATCACGTTGAAGAACGAATCCTCGGATTTCTGTAGGGAGTTGATGGCTGGCTGCACGCCCTTCATGTAAAGTCCCCATTTCTCGATGATGTTCTCCATCTCTGCGAATAGGATGCTCTGCACGCTGTGGAGGTGGTAGAAGGTGGCGGTGATGAAGCCGAGCCTTCTCACAATGCCTGCGTGTTGCGCCACTCCTATCGGGGTGTTGATTAGCTCTCGTTCCTCTGCCGTCATCTCGTTGTTCCAATAATCACGCACCGCCTTCGGGGCGACGAGCTGCTGTGGTTGTTGTGCAAGTGGATTCTGTTGCTTTCTTGGCTGTGCGCTCCACTTGTTGCGCTTCTTCTTTCTTCCCATATTCCGTGTTGCTTAATGTGTTTGTTTGAATTTCTTTTTCTCCCAGCGGCTTGCAAGGCTTACCGCCTTTTGGATTCTTGCATCCCCTCTGCTGCCCAACATCTGCGCTACCCAGTTGCATGGGTGGACGCATTGGTTGTATCTGTCCCATCGGTGAATCCAATAAAGGCTTATCTTGTGGAGCGGAAGGTCGTTCTCTGGCTGCTGGCGCAGAATCTTCTTTGCTTGTCTCGCCTTCATCATCGCACCTCCTTTCCGTTCACCTTCATCACGTTCGACTCGTGGATGTATCGGTGGAGTCTCACCTTGGACGGCATTCCGTCATTTAGGCAGGTTTTTCCGAGGAATATTCTGGACATGGTTCCGTCCTTCTCGGTTGCCGTCTCTATGTTCTCCACCTTGATTGCCCTTCCGTCCAGCCGTGCCTGGATAATGTCCCCGACCTTGATTTCGGCTGTCGTTGCGTACTCTATTTTCTTAGCCATTGTCTTGTTGCTTGTGTTGGTTCTCCAATTCCTGCAGTATTGCGTCCGTGGTTCTGACCACCATGTTCGCCAGCGGCTTGTAATCGGTGCAAATGTACTCTGGGTTGGCGCAGTACCCGATTGTCGCTGCGAGGATGAGCTGCTTTCTGAACTCGGAGCGTGCGTCATCAATCACTATCACGTTCTTCTTCATGCTGTCCTCCTTCCTGATGCTGGTCTGTTTCGCCATTGGCGAGCTCGTTCTGCAATGCGATGATGTCCGCTGTCAGCTCTCCCCATGACTGGGTGCTGTGTTTTCGGGTGTCCACGTGGTCTTTCGCCACCTGGCAGATGATAGCAGCCATCCCTCTGTCGTTCTTTGCGGTGGTGTAGAGGAGGTTGACGAGGTCTTTCTTCGTTCCCTTCCATCCGATGCTCACCTTGTTGTCCGCTGTCTTGGTGATGGCGATGTATGCCTCACCCTGTTTGGTTCTCGTGTTCGCCTGGAACTTGCGCAGCTGCTTCACTGAGTGGAGCTTCACTGCATTGTTTGGTTCAATCTTCATTTTCTTGTTGTTCTTGAATTGTTTCTATTGCTCTGAATATCTCGTATGCGACCTGCGGCACCCATGCGTTGCCGTATGCCTTTATGCTTTCCTGTCTCCACTTTCCGAAAGAAACGGATAGGTCGTCCATCCGAAAGGGAAGCCCATCATCTCCTCTACGAATAGTGGGTTCAGTTGTGGGGAAACCTTCGAATCCCCTGTTTGCTCCTCGTTCAATCGGGTTATGAAGTCTGGCAGCATCTCTCCCCATCGGGTGAACTGACCCTTGCGTCTTCTCGTCGTGGTGATGGTGTTGCCCTTGTAGTCCCTTGCCGAGGGTGTCGGCATCAATCCGTTCACCGCAAGTGCCGTGAGGCTCCGTCCCATCTGGCTGTTCGGGTTGAGCTTGTGGGTGTACTTCGTCGCCTCCACTGCGTTCGGTGTGGAGAGGAGTCCCATTCTCGCTGCCAAGGCTATGGTGGGTCTCTCCTTCGCCCCTGGCGATGCGCTTCTGTTCATCCGTCCGCTCCCTTTGTCCGTAGCAGTTGGTGTCGGCAGCAGTTCCGTCGGGTAGAACTCCGTCTTGCCCTCCTTGCTGCATCGCTTCAATCCCTGCGTCTGTACGGTGGGCAACAATCCAGATCCTGTCTCTTCTGTGGGGTGCTCCGACACTGCAAGCTGGTATAAGGAGCGGCTGGACTTCGTATCCTGCGTCCTCGATGTCTTGGCAGATTCTGTCAAGGGTGAACCTGCTTTCAGTTCGGTATAGGTCTCTCGCCTCGAATAAATCGGGCGTGTGACCCATGTAAGTCGTTTCGCTGGACTCCACCATCGTTGTGATTCCAGCAACATTCTCACCAATGACCCAAGTGGGGTGGATTTCCTTGATTGCCCTATGCATCTCTTGCCAGAGGTAGCGGTTGTCCTTCTCTCCCTTTCTTCTTCCTGCGAGGGAGAAAGGCTGGCAGGGGAACCCTCCTGTGAGAACATCGATTTTGCCCCCCCCATTTGGTAAAATCTGTCCTTGTGATGTCTTCATAACTTTCTGCGTTTGGAAACCAAAAATCTAAAACCTTGCGAGGGAACTCCTGTATCTCGCAGTGGAAGACGTTGCGCCATCCCATCCAGGCGGCAGCGACCTCTGCGCCCCCTATGCCCGAGAAAAGGCTGGCGTGCGTCATCATGGGTTGCCTCCTTTCCCTTTGAAGAGCGTCATCTCCTCCCAATCCTTGCCGTTGTAGGTGACGAGTCTCTTGGTGATGTTGGCGACCATCATTCCTGGGCAGTACTGCGTCCCCATGTCAAAGCCCTCGAAGATGTGGCTCGTGATGCTTCCGTCCACGTCCTGGTATTGCACGAGGTATGTTTCCTTCCTTGCCATGATTTCCTGCACCCTCGCTATCTCGTTGTCGATTTCCTTCTCCAGCCTCTTGCTGTTCAAGAGGGCGGTCTTTCGCTCCTCGCTGCTTGGTGGTCGGCTGTTGAAGAACGCCTTCTGCTGGGTTCGCATCTGGGCGACCTTGTCGAAGAATTCCTTGTTGTCCATGTGCGCCTCCTTCCTAAACCGCAGCTGTGGCTGCTCTCTTGTCGATGTACTCCTGGCGGACGCTGCAAAGTTGCTCCTCGCAGCTCTGAATGTTGTCTGCCGTCACTCTCTGCACTGGGATTCCGTCGATGATGAGGGCGGTGTATGTCGCTCCCTTGCTGTCGGTGTAGTCCCCGATGCAAATTTTGGTGTTAGCCTCGTGGCGTGTCTGTGCCTCCTGGCTACGCTGGCTTGCCTTGCGGTATGCCTCTATTGGGTTCCAAATCTTCATCATAAGTCCTTCAGCTCCTCCTTCTGCTTGTTAATCTCGATGTTGATGACATTCAAGACGTTCATCTTGACCTCCTTTGGCAGGATGATGCAAACTCCCTGCTGCTCTCCGCTTGGTGTCTGCTTCTTTGGCGTAGCCACCAGCACGTGGCTCTCGCTGTCTGCCAATAACTTTCTTGCGTCCTCCAGCTTTGGGAGGCTCTCCGCAATCTCATGGATGCGTTCTAAATTCTTGATGCTTGCCATTTTCTTGTTGTTTAATCTGTTTGTATTTTTGCTCGGTGCGCCTGTCTTCCTCGATGGTGTTCATCTCGTATTCAGCCTGCACCTGCTTGATGATATCCCATTCCTCACGTCTCATGATGTTCGGATTGTGGGCATCCTGCCATTCCTTGCGCTCCTGCTGCGTCCGCTCCCTCTTGGCGTATGCCTCGTTGCGCTCCCTGCAGAACACGTTCAGCCCTTGCATGATTGCGATAGGGTCAACGCTTCCGTAGAACTTGCCGTAGCTGCCTTTCTTGAATCTGCGGCAGAAAAGCATTATCTCTGCCATGTTCAAAAATCCGTAATCGTCGGTTATGAGCTGTATGATATGATCGAGCTGCCTGTCCGTGATTTTGTCCTTGGCTCCGCTGAATTCGGAAAGGTCGGTTATCTGGTATGCCAGCCATTCCTGCGCTGTCCCGAATCCGTATGCTAGGTTGACCGTCCAAAGGGTGGGGGCGTTCTGAAAAAAACACCTCTCGGGTATGTTCGTCAGCTCTATCTGCTTGTCGATGCGGAAAGTCTGAAGGAGGCTATCCCTCGTTTCCCATCGTTGCAGCGTCGCTGTCAGCAATCTGCCTCCACTTGCTTGCGACACCTGCGTAGCCCTGGATGCGCTCACGCTGTTCTGTCGCCCTCTGTTCGTTGCGATTAATTGTCCGACCGCTTGCGGCTGGTGTTTCTGTCCCATTGTTGTAACCTCCTATTGTTGCTGTTGCCGTTGGTACCTGTGGCTGCTGATTGTCGTAGTAGCCATCGAGCACCTTCGGGAAATTGTTTGGTCTGAATATCCATTCAAAATTGGCGAGCCATCCGTTTCTTCCTCCTCCGTTGAGGAATCCGCTCTCTGCTGCCTTAATCATCACTCGGTATGCAGACGTAATGCCGTATTCTCGAACTCGTGCTTCAAAGAATGCCTTGCGCTGTCCTGCGATTTTTCCTTTGAGCTTCGGGATTGCCTTGTCTTGCATGAGTCTGTTGAACTGCTGGCGCACCTTCTCGAAGTCTATCTTGTCTTGTTTCTTGGCTTGATTTTCCTCGTTCTTCGCCTGTGCCTGCGGCTCTGCTGCAGCGTCAGAACTTGTTTCTGACGTAGAGGCTTTAGCCTCTTTAATATTATTAAACTCTTTATTGTTTATCTCATTCTCTATCCCTATCCCTATCTCATTCCCTATCTCTATCCCTATAGGTGACGTTCGTTCACGTTCGTTCACGTTCGTGCACGTTCGTGTACGTTCGTGCTCTTCTTTTTTATCCTTTTCTCGTGCCTCCTTTCTCTTCTTTTCTCGCTCCATGGCAATCTGTCGGTTGCGCTCGCATTTCTCTTCGTACTTCTCGTTGTTCCTGTCGATGTTGGCTTGTAGCGTTCTGAACAGGGTACGCATCGACCTGTCGTCGGTTTTGAACTCTTCGCCTCTGTTGGCGTAGGCGAGCAAAGCCATGAAAATCTCCCCAGCCTCTTCCTTCGTGAAGTCCTGCAGCATGTTCTCTGCGTCTTTCGTGTTGATGACGATAGAACTCTTGTCTGTATTCCTGCTCATGTTTCTGATTTTATTGTAATCACTTTCGGGAGTCGCTCTGTGGCGGCTCCCTCGGTGGTTGTTGTTATTGCTCGATAATCACTATGTTCGGTGCAGCCTCTGCAATTCGTACAAGTACTCCGTCCATCTGGCTGTCTCGCTCCTGCACTACGATGTCGTGTGCGTCTGGGCTTACCAAGGTGCAGGAGAGGTCGTTCGGGTTAATCTCCACCTCGACCTCGAATGTGCGCTTCTCGGTTCCCTTGAAGATTGGCATGTTGACCTTGAAGCTCTTTGGCAGGTTGCTTTCTACCGTCTGTGCTCGCATGATCGTCTGGTTGCCTCGCTTGTCGTCGCTCAGCTCCAGCTCCTTATCAATCTTAGCCTTGAAGCTGCGGAGCTCTGTTACCAGCTTCATGGCTTCCTGCTGTGTCTCGAAGTAGGTGCGGAGCTGCTTGATGCGGTCTGCCATGTCGAAGCAGCTCATGTACTCTCCTGTGTTGATGCCGAACTCCTGCATCTCTGTGGAGAGGGTCAGCGTGCCGACAATCTGATCCATGTATGCGCTGTTCTCGTCGGTGTTCAGCGTGATGGTCATTCGGTCTCTGTCCACCAGGACGTGTGCGTCTGCCGACACGATGTCGTCCTTGCGCTTCTCTACCCAGCGTGCTGGTGCGTCGATGGTACCGTGGATGGATACGTACTTTGGCTCCTTAAGTGGGAGGGCTTCTCCGAATCGGATGCAGTATCCTCCATTACTTTCGTTCAATTCTTGGATTCTCTCGATTGCAGCCTTGGTTGCTGCGCTTTGCTCTTCTTTTGTCATTTTGAAATTCTTTTGAATGTGAAACTTATGTTACTTGTCATCTGTGCCTGTCTTCTGTGCCGTCATCTTGAAGAGGCGAGGCTGAAGCTCGTCTTGGCGTGCGGCTCTGTCATAGACCAGCAGTCCGTCGCTGTTGTAATATCCCACGTGGCGTGTCTGTTCGTCCACCATCTTGTAGCAGTTCTCGTTCACGTACTCGCTCTTGCTCTTGAGTTTGTCTGCCACCTCCTTGATGGTGTTCTTGTACCCCTTGATTTCCTCGTTGAACATCTGGGTCTGCGCCTTCTTCTGTTCCTCCAGCTCCAGCTTCTTGATGCTTGCGTCCGCAAGTCTTTCCTTCAGTTTCTCGACTTGGTCGCTTGGGATTGGCTTGCTGTAGCCCATCTTCTCGATGGCATCTGCGTTGTCTCTCAGAAACTGCTCACGCTCCTGTGGGTTGGTGTATTCCTGTCCTATGAATTTCTCCATGATGTAACCTCCTTTCCTGTGTAGTAGTTAGCCCATAATTCCGTGAACTGCTTTCCGCTGTAGATTGCCAGCTCTTCTGTCTTATGTGCAAGCCGAGCCGAGATGTTCGCATCCGCAATCGACCAGGCGGAGCTCGAGCGCGCAGAAGCGAGACCGCAATTCGCACCGGCGTACGAGTTGCCGCCACCAATCCACAGCTGTAGGTTGTGCTCGTCCTTCCACTCATCGTCCTTCTGCTCGATTTCCTCCTTGGTGTAAAGTAGGCAGTAAGGGTAGTATCTGTACTCGCCATCATTGAACTCTGGCTCCCATCCCTCGTTGAGGGCTGCTGTGATGATGCGGAGCTTTTGGTATGCCACCTCGTCCACCATGGTGATTCCTGCGTCCTGCCACTGCTGCTGGATTGCCTCTGCGTCGATGCCCATCTCCTTGCAGGCATCCTCGAAGGTCTTTACTCGTTCTGTGACTGGTTTCTTCTCCTTGGCTTCCTCGTTGTCCACGAGCTTCAAAAAGCCATCTACCCATTCGGCTTTCTTGCCTGCTGGGACTGCGATTTTGATAATCTGTTCCTTTTCCATTTTTACTTAAATTTGAATATTCTTGTTGTAGTCCAGCTCCATTCCTGGTGCTGCGGCTCTTGTTTTCTTTCCTGTTGCCCTGCGTACCTTGGTGATGAACTCCTTCTCGTTGCTGTTGCCGTCCGAGAGGTGTATCAGCAGGATGTCCCTCGTTGCCGTGAGGTCTTGCCGCTTCAAAATGCCGATGGCATTGTCTATGCTCATGTGGCTTGTTATCACCCTTCGTCTGAGTGCGGCTGGCACCCTTCCGTTGAGCACGTTGTCATCGAGAATCTCGTCGCTGTAGTTAGCCTCTGCCATCCAGTGCGTGATGTTCGGGAAGTTGTAGGGCATTGCGTAGGTGTCCGTGAAGAACAGGATGCGTCCTGTCTCCTGGTGCTCTATGAGGTACCCGACGCATGGCACGTCGTGCTTGACCTCGAAGGGCAGAATCTTGAAGCCTCCGTAGATGTAGCCGTTGCCCATCTTTATCGGGGTGCTTGTCACTGCCCTCAGTTCCTTGGCTTCTATGACCGAGGGGAGAGCCAGCAGCGGTATTCCTGCCTTCTCGTATTCGGCTGCGTGTCCTGCGTGGTCGTTGTGGCGGTGGCTGATGATGCAAACCTTCACCTTTGCCGTGTTCCATCCGAGTGCCTTCTTGACCTCCGAGAGCTTCACGCCTGCCTCTATGATGATTGCCTCGCTGTCGTTCTGCAAGACGTAGCAGTTTCCCTTGCTGCTGCTTCCGAGGATTGTCATTCTCATCGCTCTTCCCTCCTGTCATTTAGATTGGGCATGCACGTCCGCTTGCGGCTGGCTGCTCACCAGATCCTGCTGGGATTGCCTCTGCCTCTGGCTGGTTGCCGTTCATGTCGATGTAGTTGGTCTTTGCCTCGATGCCCTTCGGTGCTTCATCGTGAACCTCCACGGCTTCCGCTTCCTCTACCTGTTGCTGGGCTGCGTCTCGCTCTGCGGTTGCCTCGTCTCTGCGGTTGTCATCATCATCGTCTGAAAAGTCAGCCAGGCTGTCGAGCGCAATCTTGCAGGCTCTCGCTATGACGGTCTTCTTGCACATCTGGTCTGTGAAGTTGGTGTGCGCTCCGCTGCTTCCTTTGGCTGCACCCTGCTGCCATGATTTTTTGATCTGGTCGAGCGTCATTATCTCCATGTGTCGTGTCTTGTCCTTGTTGACCACAATGGCGTATGCTGCCCTTATCTTGGTGATGTCGAGGTTGTCGAGGCTCGGCACGTGCTTCACAAGTTGGTATTGTCCCAGCTCGTCGATGGTGTAGACGAACTCGTCGCCCTGGTACACCACCTGTGGGTACACTGCCTCTATCTCGGTGTCTCGCTTGGCTCTCATGTACTTGCCAAGGTATCGCTCGCTCCATTCCATGCGGTTTCCGTAAACGATGAAGTAGCCGTGCTTCTTCGGGTATTCTCCGTTGAGTACCATTTCAAGCAATGCGTTGCAGATGCTGTCGTTGTCGCAAACGTCGATAGCCTTTCTGTGTTGTCTGTCTTCTACGGTCTGCAAGTAAAGCCAAGCGAGCTTGATGGCGTTTCCGACCTTGTAGTCTTTTGGCAGGATAAACTCGCCTGTCTCTTGCCATCCTTTCACTCTGTCGAGGATTTTGTTGGTTGTCTCTTCCTGCATTCTTTTGAGTGCGGTCTGGTTCTGTGAGGTCAGCTGCGTCTGAGGCTGCTGCGTTCCTCCTTGCTGTGATGTTTGTGTCATAATCACTTTTGCTTTAAAATTATTGAATTATTGTTAGCTCCTTGTCTCTCGAAACGATGAGGAGTATCTGCTGGCTGCGTGTCGGCAGGATGTCAGTGATGCTCTCTGCGTTGTCGATGAACATCGGTGCGTAGGTGTCATTGTAGAGGCACATGGCGTTGATGATGTCGATGCCTGCGTTTATCTTCTCGCTTGCCGATAGGTCTCGGTATGGGGTTCCGTGCATGGTGCACTCGCAGGTTGGCTTGATTCCGCTGGTGGTTGTGAAGGTCTCGAACATCTTGAACTGCACGTTGGTGAAGAGCTGGTTGACCTTCGTCTCCAAGTCGTTAATCTTGGCGAGCGTGAACTGCTCTGCTGTGAAGTCCTTCTTTTCCAGCTCCGTCAGCTGTTGGTTCAGCGTCTTCTGCTTCTCTGTGAGGTCTTCGATGCGTTTCTGCTTGTTGGCTATCTGCTGCTCCTTGGCGAGTTCGTCTCTGAGGCTGTCTCGCAGCTGGTTCTGCTCTGCCTTGCGCTGGCGAAGGCTTGCCTCCTGCTTCTCCTGGGTGTCTGTGGTGTTGGCTTCCTGCCTTGCCTCGAGTGCCGCAGTTCTTGTCTGAACCTCAGACTGCAGTTGGTTGTATTCCTCGCTCTCGGTTGGGTAGTGGAGCTGCACCTTTTCATCGTTTGCCTGTTGGAGTAGCTGCTGCTCTGCCTTCAGTTGTTCCTCCAGCTTCGTCAGCTTGTCTTGGTCTGCCTTGATTGTCGCCTCTGCGTCAGCCTTGCGCTTCTTGATTCTCGCAGCCTCCTGTTCCAGCAAGTCGAATTGCTCGCTCTTGTGCTGGTTGAAGTTTTCGTTCATTTCCTCACGCATCTTTTCGATGTCCTCCTGTGGAAGTCGCTGATGGCAGGTTGGGCAAATCTCCAGCTTGTTGTCGAACGAGAATGCTGTTTGGTCGAGTTCTGCCCAGCGTCTTTGGAAGTCCTTCGTGTCGATGGCTATCACGTCGAGCTGGTGTCTGCTGTTCTCTATGTTCGTCTTGGCGTTCTTGATGGCACGCTCAGTTGTCTCCACTGCATACTGGGTATCGTCCACCGCCTTCTTGTGCTCTCGCTCCAGCGTGGTGTTCTTGTCTTGGTAACTCTGGGCGATGGCTTGCATTCGCTGCTTCAATTTGTTAATCTCCGTGCGTTCCTTGGTGCGCTCGTTGAACTCATCGTCCACGGTCTTGCTGAGGTCAGCCAACTCCTTGTCGATGTTCTCGATGCCTATCTCGATTTGCTTGATTCGCTCTCGGGTCAAGTCGAAGTTCGGCTTGCTGGCATTGAGTGTCTCCAGTTCTTCCGTGTTCTCGTTGATGCGGCTCGGTATGTCCGCTATCTCTTGCTTGAGCTGGGATATCTTGTATCGGAGCTGCTCTCTGAACTTGGCGATGTCCTCGCCTCCCATCTCATGGAGGAGTTCCGTGAAGTCCTTGTTGTCTCCTGCGATGTCCTCGTCCGTGGTGATGCCGACCATCTTCGTGAGGAGCTTTCGCTGGTTGTCTGCTGGCAATGTCGGGAAGTATGAAGGAATCGTCAGCACCTTGAATAAGTCCTCCTTAATCAAACTATCCACGAAGTTCTTGTAATCCTTCTGCGTCTGCTTGTTGCCGTCAATGAAGTACTTGTTCGTATGTCCTGTCAGTTCCTTCTCTTCCTTGCCCTTTGGCTTCTGCCAGGTCTCGGTTCTGACCTTCTCGATGGTGTGGCTGGTTCCGTCTGCCGTCAGTTCGAGCGTCACGCTGTTCTCCAGGTTGTGGATTACCTGTCCGTTCTCGTCCTTCGGGTCGATGCCGAATACCGATGCTCCCTCGCTGTTCTTGTCGAAGAGTACCCACTGCACCGCATCCACTATTGTGGTCTTGCCTGCGTGGTTCGCTCCCATGATCTGGGTGAGCGTGTTGTTGAACTCTATCTTTCTCTCACCGAGAACTCCCTTGAAGTTCTTCATGGTGATGGTGTTGAAAATGATTCTCATGCTGCTACAAGTTTTCCATCAATGTCTTCAAAATGTCCTTTAACTCCTTAGGCAGCTTCTCGTCTTCCTCGATTCGTTTCAAGACTCGAATCTTTGCAGCTGCCGCCAGGATGAGTGTCTCTGCAAACTCGTCCTGCTGTGCTGCTTTCACCAGGGAGTTGAGAAGCAGTGACTTGTTGGTTGCTACGATTGAAGCTGTAAGGAATGTGTTTTCCTTGTTGTCCTCCGCTGCGATGTAGAGGCGTGCTCGCTTCGGTGCGTCTTGCCCCCCCATGTCCTCGTTGTTGAACGATTTGCTGGTTTCGTATGCTTTCTGCATCCACTCAGAACCGTCTTCGTTCACTCTCTTTTGAGCCTCTTGCTCACTTGTGTTCTCGTTGTTGTTCTTGAACACTTTCTTGCTAAAAAATCCCATAATTCCTAAAATTTGAATGTTAAACTTATGTTAGATGGCTACTTGCCAAAATTTCACTATCTCCAGCCCTGTGTAAAAAGGGCGGTTGGTGCTCTTCCTTCGCTGGGCTTTTATGTGCCCTGCCTTGGTGTGTCGGAGGAGCGTGCTGCGGTTGATTCCAAGAATCTCGCAGGTCTTGGCGATGGTGTACCTCCCTGCTGGGTTAACGTTCGGTTTGGTCTCCGTCATTGCCTTCCTCCTTTCTGCTCTCTGCGTCCAGGGCTTGCATCATTCCCTTGCTGATTGCTATCATTGCCGCAAAGCAAAAGGCTACGAACCACTCGCCTCTGATGAGTGCCGCTGCCGTCTGCGTGATGCCGAAGACAAGGCAGGCAATCGCCCCAATCCACATGATGATGTTCTCTGCTCTTTTCATTATTCTTCCCTCCTTGCTTTTGTTAAATTGATTTACCTGCTTCGTCCGCTGATGTGTACACTCCTGCGTCCACCAAAACAAAGCGGATTCCTGGTATCGTCATTCCGTGTTTCTTTGCCAGTGCTTGAAACACCCTGTATGGCTTGAATCCCTTTGCTCGGAGCTCTGGCATCAGCTCCTTGAACTCTGCGATGATGCTCTCGTTGCGCTCCTTTCGCTTTCTCTCGATTGGAGTCATTAAGTCGATTTCTGTCATTTTTCTCCTTTTTTATTTGGTTATTCCAACTTTTTTCTTTATTTTTGTTTGTCGTAACGGAATTGCTTTCGTTATCTGTGTGCAAAGATACACAAAAACGTTTGTATAACCAAACTATTTTGTGTGTTTCTTTCATTTTTGTGTGTTAAAAAGTCTTATCAAAACAAGGCTTATTGTTTAACTGATTGATTGATAAAGGGTTATGACAGGACAAAGAATAAAGGAAATTTTGGCAGCAGAGGGCATCTCGCTCGCTGAGTTGTCTCGGTTGCTTGGTTATGAGGGCGACCAAAGGCTTCATAATGCCTTGCGCTCGGATAATGTGAAAAGTGGTTTGCTGGAGGATATTGCTCGTGTTACACACAAAAGTGTTTGCTTTTTCTATCCAAACGATAATGGTGGTACTGCAAACGCTTCTGATAGTTCGGTGGCTGTTTTGGGGTCTCAAAACCAAATAACGACCATTTCGGAGCGTTTCTTGGGTCTCCTTGAAAAGAAGGACGAGCAAATCGACCGATTGCTATCCTTGATGGAATCTCAGAAAGGAGGCGAGTA